TTGTCGCCAGCGGCGTATAGTGTAGGTAAGTTTGTTTTTGTTTTCGTGTTCAATGCTCTGTAGTAGACAGCATTGGTATCACCAGCCGCTAGACCTTTTCTTTTTGTGGTAGCAATTCTTAATTTTTCTTCCTGTCTCTGTCTTTTGAAACCGTTTGAGCCTGAGTATCTAGGAATGCAATAAACAGAATCACCGTCAACCAAACCTGCGGCTGTTAGTGTGTCACTGCCATTGTTAGTTTGATTTATTGAAGGATCTTTTGTTGCGTGAATTTCTGCATACATGGCAGTCACAATCTCTTGACCTTCCACAGCCTGAGCCAACGCAGTCAAACCATTCATAGTGGTTGAACCCATTGTGACCGTTAGATCAAATTGTACACCTGTTAAACCTTTACACTTAATTGTCGCCATTATATATTCTCCTAACAATATTTATGTTAAATAGTAGTGTCGCAAGGGAGGAAAGCATGGCCGACACGTTAGTTCTTAACGCAGATGCAAAACCGTATAGTATATTACCTCTAAGTACAATAACATGGCAAGAATCAATTAAACACCTAGTAATGAACAGGGTCACTGTTCTTGAATGGTATGATGATTGGGTAGTAAGTTCACCTAGTTGGGAAACAAAAGTTCCTGCTGTTGTAATGGTAAAAGACTATATTAAAAAGAATAGCAGTGTAAGACTATCAAAATACAATGTATTTTTACGTGATCAGTTTGTGTGTCAATACTGTAACTTACAACTATCACACAAAAAACAGTGTACAATTGACCATGTAATGCCTATCAGTCGGGGTGGTCGTAATACTTGGACAAATTGTGTTACTGCATGTGGCCCGTGTAATGTTGCCAAAGGCAATAAACTATATCCAAAACCCAAACGCATACCAGTAAAACCAACCTATTACGATTTAGTAAAAAACAAAGAACTTCTAAATTTAAAACTCAAACATCAATCCTGGACTAATTACATCGTGTAAATAGTATTAAGGAGTAATATAAATGACATTAAGAATACAAGATTTACCTAGATTTAAAGATGACTGTGCTGATTATCAACGCAGAATTGAATCTATTGTTAAAGAAGATCATAAAAGACAGGCAACAACGATGTATGAATCATTTTTGAATGCAGTTGCAACTATTGACAGAAGTGTTGAGAATCTTGCTAATAGTGGTCCAGTATTTGGAAACGAACATCAACTGTTGAGAGAAAACTTACAAACAACAAGATTAGATCTCGTAAGATGGTTGAAGAAACATTCTCCGTTAGAAAACGAAAATCCTCTTCCATTAAACGAAAAAGAAAGCGCCTAGTTCTATCTATATCTAAAGGTAATTCTACCTTTGCTTAGATCGTAAGGTGTCATTTCAACCTTAACTTTATCACCCATCAAAACTCTAATTTTGTTTTGTTTCATTTTGCCATTAGCATAGGCAATGATCTCATGGCCACTTTCTAATTTGACCTTGTACATCTGATTGGGTAGGATATCTAAGCAGGTACCTTCAAACTCCATTAAGTCTGCTTTACTCAAAAAAGTTTTGTCTCCACTTTATTCCAAAATTCAATACGAGCATTCATTGCCTCGATAGCAACTGCTTCTGCTTCAACATACGCAAGAGGGTCATTGCCACATAAGTTTTCAACTAACTTTGTAGCCATTGGTCCGTGTTCATCTCCGTCTAATTCTATATGCCTTTGTAGGTAATAGTGAAACTTCTTTGCTTCGTATGAATTAATATTAAGTTGTTGTAAAATTCCTGTGAACATTCCAGGAATCACCGCTTCTCTACCGAAGGTAAAAGCACTTGCAATAACATGTTTTTTACCTGTTTCGATAAATGAAAATGTTTTTTTCATAAAGTCAATACAGCATTCAGGCACATTAGGTGAATTGTCTAAAGCAAATTCAAGGCCTCTTGACTTTACTGTTTCTAAAAATTTTAATACAGGAGTAGTGTTTGCTCCAACTTCCATCATTGCTTGTAGGTATAAATCAAAATGAGAAATAGAGCCTCCGCCTAAATCTTTATCAGATTCTTCCCCCCAAATGATTTCATTAATGAGTCTTGCACTTTCATCTCGTGTATGTTCTTCTGGTAACCATAAGTCGCCACTAGGACAAACTCTGTGTTGTAGTGCTTTTGCTAAACTCATAAAGTCCCATACAGGAAAAACATGATGTTCCATAAACACCCTAAGGTCTTCAATAGTTTGAATCATATTAGTAGACAGTAATGGGTGTGTGGTTAATTCTAATTGTTTAACTTCTATATTCTTTAATGGTAGTTTCATTTAATCCACTTCTTTCTAACTCTATGTCGCTTCCAAACAATACTTTTAGTGTTCCTCTTTGTATTGCTTTGTTCCATACTTTTTCGATTGCACAATTAGTTAAGAACACATAGTCTGGCACTGTGATAGGACAATTTGACTTGCATAATCTATAAACAGGACATACTTTACAGTGTTTATCATACCGTGTGTAATCTACCTTCTTAATAGTTACCTCTTCTATTGCAGATATCTTGCCACTAATAAAACTATCATCAACATGCGGACAAGTTCTTACGTTACCTGCAACATCAACACTTAATACTTGATCATCATCTGCTCCGCACACTGTTGATATTGTTGGCAGTATTTGTTTTTTAAGTGTGTCTCCGTACCCTAGCACACTTCTTGGACCCGTATGAAAAAGATTATTGATCATTATACCATGATCTTTCAAACCATTTGTTTGTTCTATATTACATTCTATAAACTGATCCATTATGTCTCTAAATGTTTTAAGGTTCGTGCCTTGTATTACATGTTCCATACTAACACTACCTTCGTGGTCTTCGTCAGCGTGAGCACGACCTAATGTATAACTTATACTTACAAGATCAGGATTTAGTCCTACTTCTATCATATAGTTTCTAAAGAAATTGTTTATTTCAAAAAGATTACAATTAGTTGCACTTACAACAGGATTAAAACTAAAACGTATTTTATCTCTATTTTTTTGCATGTTCTTAAGTACATCAACAGTAATTTTATCCCACAAAAATTCCTTACCACGTAAAGCAACATGTCCTGGGCCATCATGACTGATACCAAACAATGCCATGCCTTGTATTTTTTCTAAATAATCAATATGTTTTTGTCTAAGTGGTGTACCGTTTGTAGCAAAGTAATATTCTAATCCAGGTCTATCAAGTGCTTCTATTATTGGCGTAATAGATTTCCAATAAAGTAAAGTTTCACCTCCCCAAAAATCAACTCTTTCTAGTTCACTAAAATCTAATTCTGTACCAATAGTTTCTAAGAAATAATCAAGTGTCCATATTTTTGCACGTTCATCTGGATTACCAATATCTTTTTGTAAACAGTATGAACAACTGTAATTACAAGCATGTCCTAAAAGTATTCTTAACCACTTTGGTTTCCTACTTTTAGTTTTCTTTTTGACATGTCCTGTTGCTTCTTCCCAAACAGCATCTGGCTCTGTTACATCACTTAAAGGATCAAGTTTATCTGAATAAAGTCCGTTGGTGTAATTACTATACACAACTTTTTGTCCTGTATTTTTTATATTGAATACAGTGTATGGACCGTCGTCTATTACTCTTTGCGTACCATCTACTATACTTGATACTTCTCTAGTTATATCTCCATCATCTATAAGATGCACAACATCCTGAGCAGAATTTTTTAGTTGTACTAAAGGAATAATCTTGTCATCAATCTTATCCATTGTTTACCTCTATTAATGGTATAACACCTTTAGAACTATTTTTCAATAATCCATAATCAGTCGTTGTCCAACCTGCTTGTATTAGTTTATGATAATATCTGTGTTTAGCATTTAGCATATCAATTGGTATAAAAGTATACTCCTCATTTACTTTAACATTGTTGGCAACAAATCTATAGTAATCAAAATAGTTTTTGCCTGCACCGTCATCAGGTATTAATCCATTTTCATATTTGGTTGCCCAATTATTATATAATTCAACTTTACCTTTTATCATACTACTTAAATGTTTTTCAGTATCAAAGTTTGTAAACTGGTAGTACGGTTCATTGACTGTATCGATTGAATTTATCAAAGTCAAAAAGAATCCATTGTTCATTAGATAGTTACTTTCTCTACACACAGGGTAGACATCACTATCAAAACTTGCTATATGCTTTGCTTGTGGTATCTCGCTTTCAAGTTCCGTTGTGTTTTGTTTAAAATTATGATGTGAACAGTTATAGATAATGTCAGTATTCTTTTGCCATTCTATTAGAGAATTAACTGCCATGCTTTCAGGTTTAGTTAATATAAACTTCAGTTTATTAATACCGTTCCTGTTGTTTAATTCTTCTAACTTGTACATAACATCTTTCAAGTTAATACGTTCTAACCATTCGTCTGAAAAAGATATTTCTTGTATTCTAGTATCTGCATCTAGTTCATTTACAAAGATAGGTTGTGTTCTAATAAAATTATTATCTGTCATAGAACCCCATTGAAACTTGTTAGAATGTTTTTTATACCATGCAAACAAATGAGGGTGTTCATGCTTCATCCAAAACAAATCATCTACATTACTAATAACTTTGAAATGATCAAATATATCAAACCATTGTGTTTCTGTATCAGTAGGTATATCTTTAGGAATATGATGTTTAATAAATTCAGGCAATGCTTCTTTAAAGTGTTTTTCAGTGTAACAGATTTTGCAACCAGCAAAACAATTATATCTTCCTAATACACTAAAGATTACTTCGTTGTGTATGTTTAGCAAAGCATCACTTTCGTAAAAGTAACCTATGTTGTTGATGCCATCTGGTGCTGGTGTATCAAAATTATCTATCATCAATACCTACCCATTCAAACACACTGCTCTTTTGTTGCAATTTGTAAGCATAAGCAATACTAGTGTCTATCATTTTATAAAACTGTACGCAAGAGCCTTTTGGTTTTTCATTAAACATTTTGTACAGATATTTAAGTCCGCAACTGTCTTTGCTAACACAGGACATACAGTCTTCTCTAATTAAACTAGATTCACTACGTTGTCTATAAAATTTAGGTTCAAAGTCTGCTGTGCCATCAGACCATTGTCCTACTTGAAACTCTTTTCTTTTGTATTCTAAAAAGTCATATTCAGGATACATGTAACCATCTGGTGACAATATAATCTTACCATGATTGTCGTAGTAAAATTTATCTATTGCACTGAGTGGTCCGTATATTCCGTCTACATACACATTAATATTCTTTGCATACAGTATTGTGATAAACTGTAAAAAGTTATCAAAAAACTCTGGCAAGTATAAATCGTCTATTAGTACATCAAACTTTCTAGCACCACGTCTATGTCTTAAAGGTATTAGGTTGACTGTGTTGCAACCTGTTGAATGACAAGTTCTTACAATGTCTGTAATAGCATCCATACTAAAACAACGTTTGTCATGAATAGGCACTACGTACTGCCATTGCATACTTGCACCATGGTCGTGTATTGCTTTAGTCATTTCAATAACATCGAACTCTTCTCTATTTTGTTTTTGAAATGCAAAGTCATAACTGATAGTAAGTTTAAGCCTAGAACCCCATTTTTCCATGAACTCTTTGCTTTCTGCAACGTTACTTCCGTTAGTAGTAATACCAAAATATCGGTCAGTATCTTTTACGTGATTATCATAGATACTAGAAAACACTTGATCCATTCTACTCAAAAAGAGAAAAGGTTCACCACCGTGTACAGTGATGAACTTGAGATCAGGACATTTAGGTACTACTTTGTCAAAGAAATTTTTAACATTAGGAACCCAACCATGTTTAAGAGTTTGACCGCCTATATCTTTTGCAATATATTCTCTATCACAGTAAGTGCAATCAAAATTACATGTATTTCCAAGGTAGACCGAGATGTGTTTTAAATTATCTAATTCTTCCATACACCTATTATAACACCTTATGCGGATTTTAGCAACTTATCTGTGACCGATTCGACGCTCGAACTACGCATAGCCTTTTCATTATGAAGAATTAAGAAGTGTAAAAATACCAAATAGGATATTCTAGCAGTGGTGTTTAGGTCTGTAACATCTTTGGATAGTTGTACAGGTATGTTTGCTTTTTCACACATCCACTCATACATTTGCTTAACATCCATTTTATCTTTTGTAATATATCCTTTGACATCTTCGATAAAAGATTTAAATTCTGGTTGTTTTTGACTATAACCATTTTCAATCATAGTTTTCCATGCATGGAGTAATTGTTTGTGTGAAGGGATTTCGTTAATACCCCAACCTGTGTCATCTCTACTTGCATGATAGTTAGAAAACATTTTAAACATCAAATGTAAAGGTGCTCTTTTGAATATCTTTTCTTCACCTTCTTTTTCACATGCTTGATAGATATCATCATATTTCTTTTGAAAATGTTTAAGTTCAATATCGTCTTGTAAGTCAACATACAGTTTAATAATTTTTTGACACATATCATCAGGACGGAAGAGTCTAGTACCTGTGTCCATATTTCCTGCTGGACATTGATAACAAGCATTTTTGTAATCACAAGTTCTGCATTGTTCCTCTTCTTCTACCATTTTGGCAAACTCTTTTTGGAAACCTCTGTATCGATCTAGATATAATCTATCTTCAAAGACATTTCCTAATATTGTTTTACCTGCCGGGCCTGCTTTTTGATTAGTGAAAAAGTAACAACCTGAATAGTCTCCTGAAGCATCAATGGCTACCATGTCGCTACCTACCATACAGTTGTTTTCTCCTTTTTGACCAACACCTTCTGAAAAGTGTATAGCAAGATCAAAATAGTTTTCTAGTGTCCATAAAATATCTTGATGAAGTGTATTCCATTCTTCATTTGTCCAAGCAATAAAACCTCTTGAACTATCAAGTATAAGTGGATGAACAACAATATGTCTTACACCTACATCATAAATTGCTTTAACAAATTCTTTAAAGTAAGGTGCATTTTCTCTAGCCAGTGTACAACGCATAGTAATTCTTTGCGTATCTTTTGCTTTTTGTGGAATATTATCTAATGTTCTTATAAGTGCATCAATCTTCTTTTGTCCTATTTCTCTATGGTCTACATCTGCTCTAATTGTATCTAAACTACAAAGCATAAAAGTAAAATCATAATCGAAGTATTCATCCATAAAGTCTTGTGTAATTAACAAACCATTTGTTACACAACTAACATATTGTTTTTTCCAACCTTTACTGTTAGCATTCAAATAATCTTTATGATCTTTTAAAAATCCTAAAATTAAATCTTTATGAATTAAAGGTTCACCACCAAAAAATTGAAATATTTTCTTTTCGTGATCACTTGCATTCAACAAGAAATTGTATGCTTCTAGTAAACTATCACTTGTAAATCTACCAAAGTCTCTGTTATGCTGTTCATAACAATAAGAACAACTTAGGTTACAAGCATTAGTTAAAATAACATTCATTTGTTGCAAGTCTTTAAACAAATATTTTGCTTCAGACATTTTTACAACTGTTTCTTCTGCGTCAGGTAATACACTTACCTTTTTGTTAATCTTATCTTTACCACCCGGAGTAATGATGTTTTCACTAGTGGTTTGGAAACGACCATGCTCGTCGATAGTAACAGTAGCAATATGATCTTTATGACGCTTCTTTTGAAGGTCGTTTAGATTGTTTTTAAACGTAAACGCATTTGGATTTGTAGTAAAAGCCATTAATACTCCTATATTATATATCTAATAGATATTTAGTGTATATTTAATGGTGTATTAATTAACCTTTGTGAACTGTGAATGTTCTACGGATTGCCATTTCAGGGTCAAGATCTAATATGTTGTTGGAAGGTAGATGCAAACTGATATAACCTGTTTCTTTATCTCCCATATCAAACTTATAAACTCCAGTGCTTGGAACTGTATAAGGGATATTTGATCTTAGGTTAACCTTTACATCATCTTTATTATAACCTAACATTGCGAAACGAGAACCTACATGATTTAAATCAACACTAAACTCCTGTTTAGGTGTCAACACTGTATCATTATCTAAAAGTCCTGCGCCTGTCCATTTTGGATTAAACCAAAACTTAGGTAGTTCGCCTGTACCTAAATCTATATATTCAAAATTGTGTTCTTTAGTTGTAGGTAAGTCTTCAAAAAGTTCTACTCTAAATCCGTTTAACAAAATGTAATAAGTGTTAGGTAGTCCTTTAATTTTACCAAAGATCAAATAGTTTAATACATCTTTTTCTTTTGGATGTGACCAAAGTGATTTACCTGTAACTATATCAACTACTGTTGAAGCACCATCTATTTCTTTTTTAGTAATATACTGTGCGGCCATTAATGCATCAACATTATTGACACTTTCTTCTTTACTTGCAAATATGTAAGACAATGATACAAAAGGTGATAATTCTTCATCATCACTATCTAAGTATTTTTTAATATTGTCTAAGTCTAATTCTCTTTTCCACTCTTTAAATTCATTTGCAAAACCAACTTGAAATTTATTATCTCCGTAGAATAATTTTATGTTACGCGGATCTATTTGACTGTGTGTACGCATAACCTTTTCGCCTAGTGTAGGAGATAAAACATCTCCTTCTTTTTTAATTTTTGCATTTGAAATTAAGTCAGCAGTTCTTGTATAGAACACGCCTCTCTTTGTATTACCTGTATCAATTATCCAGTTGTTCATTATATTCTATACACCTTAAACACTCTTTGTATTTTAGATAAAGGATCAGCATCTGTGCTACCACCTAATATTTCAAATACAATAACACCTTGTTTATCTGTACCCATTGTAAATTTATATCTTTGTGATGTTTCTTGTGTCCAATTTAAATTTGTTTGTAAGTTGAATCTTACTGTGCTTGTATCGATACCTACTGTTGTATACCATTCGCTTCCAAAAGGATTAAAATAGAATGTATCGTTTGTTACAAGAACTACATCATCTTGTTGTAATGTTGCATTATCAAATACAGGTTTAATTAAAAAGTCGCTGTATGTACCTGTACCTAATTCAATAGTTTCAAATTTGTGATTAGTTGTATCTATCAATGTTTCATACATCTCAGTACGCATAGCATTAAGTAAAATGTAATATGTATCTGCAATACCATCTACTTTTCCTGCCATAAAGTAAACAACCATATCTTTTGTATCAGGAGATGACCAAACAGTTGAACCATCTTTGATATCTATCATGTCAGTTTGTTTTAAACTAGGATTATATTTGCTTGTAATATATCTTGCATTTTCTAGTGCATGTTTTTGTGTAACATCTTCGTCATTAGATGCAAACACATAACCAAAAGCAATTACAGGTGATGTAACTGCATTAGCATCTAACCAAGTTTTCATTGCATCTAAATCTAAGTCTGCTAATTTAGTGCTTGAATTTTCTGCAGGTGAAGTTAATCCTATTCCAATACCTGATCCGCTATTGAATAGTTTAACGTTTCTAGGGTCAACTGCTGTATGAGTACGAACGACAGGATTACCTGTTCTAATTTCTTTAGGTGATCCTGATTCAGTGGATACTGAAAAATTTCTAAATATATCTAAATGTCTAGTATAGGTTGTGCCCCTTTTGACATTAGCATTATCAATAAGCCAATTTGCCATTAAATAGTTCCTCTTTGACACTGGCATTGACATTCACAAGCAGTAGTATAATCATCATAGTATTGGTGAGTATGGTTACGCATTTCTTTAAGAATATTAAGCATCTGCCTAAAAGTATCTTTAGAAATTTCGTCTCCGCTTACTTTGGAACCTGCGGCTGTTGGAACTTTGCTTGGTGTACCTGTATCTTCGTTTGCCATATTGTCTCCTTATACTACGTATTTATTGCCTAGTCATCACTCCAGGTGTGTACGTGATTCCTAAAAAAGTTATGTGCATCTCTAATTTGGTTGTGTTTTGTTGCTAATACTGTTTGTCCTTGCGACACAAATGCAGGCAACAATGGTCCATTTTTTGGCTGATTTGTATTATGATTTGAAGAATTACTTTGGTCTCCGCTTGTATTACCAAACGTATCTTTGGTTACAAAGTCTGTAATTCCATGGTTATGTGTTGACAATCTTGCCCAATATGTTAACATCAGATTGACTGCGTCAGCAGTAATGATATCACCAGCATCAAAACTTGTCAAAAGTTGGTCGATATTCGCAGTTGAATATGTAGTTGTCATCTGTACATCACTTGTATTTCTGGTATCTTGCGGCATAATCCTAGTCCTCCAACGTTATTTATTAATATTTATGAACACTGTAGGCACAACGCAAACAGGTTCTAGGATCTTGTTCTGCACCAAAATCTGCTGGTATCCTAGCATAGATAAAGCCTGTTTCGCCATTTTGTATAAAAAACTGATATTTTCCAGTATCTATTTTTTCAAAACGTAGGTTTGATTTAACTTTGAGTGGCATTGTATCATAATCAAAATCAGTATCATTTTTAAGTCTTGATCTACCAAAAAAGTCTATAGTAAAGTTATTACCTGGCGATATGATAATATTATCACTTTCAAATGCACGTTTAATAGAAGGAAACATCACATAGTCTTTTAGAGTTTGCATATGAAATGTATTATAGTCAATAAAATAATCTTTATTATCTATATAGCACCCTGTTGTAAACACAAGATCGTCATTTAGTATTACATGATATAAAGGTACAGGCCATGAACCAAGTATAAGGAATACTGTATCCATAAACACTTCGTCATCTTTAGAAATAGGAGTGTCAGTACCACAATGTTTTAATACAAGATCTTTATCTCTGTAAAAATAAATTAATTCTGTACGATCAAAATCTCTTGCTAGAAAACCAACACCTGCCCAACAATGAACACTGCCTTTTCTGATAGTGTCTATGAGTAAATCAAACTGTATTTTGTAAGCAGGGTCATCTTTTGCATTAAAACTTTTTAATATTAAATCATCATTGTCTTGTTCAATATAAAAATCAGCATTCCATCTATTATGTGGTATTGTTCTTACTTTGTTTTTAGTGGGTGTAATAGTTGATGTAAAACTTTTACTTGCATTTGTATTAATTAAATCAGTAAAATGTCTGAACGGTGTTACTGTGTGTGTTTCGCTTTCAATTAGAATATATTTTTTCATTTTTATCCAGGTTTTCTACTACGTCTTTAGCAAGAAACTTTTTAATAATCCACGCCGGTGGATCAATTTGCCATTTATCTATACCTTGGGTTAACTTCCACGGCATAGCATGATGATTGTTGTGCCAGCCTTCTCCTAAACTAGTAATATTAGCAATCCAACTATTACGTGCTTCATCATCACCTAGGTTGTATGTTTTGTATCCGTGTCTATGTGCAATAACAATGATACTGCTAGATGCATGTAGAGTTAAACAACTAGGAATAGCATAACCAAAGATAACTAGCAACGGATTAATTAATGCTAGAAGTATACAGTAAGTTACAATTACAGCAACATAGTGTTTATGTAAAAACTTTTGGAAAGGATCTTTGCGTAAGTCTTTTACTAGGCGCAAGTTCAATCTTGGAGTATTCCAGAAGCCTAACCATGCTTTCCAATTACCTATTAGATAAGGACTATGCGGATCTTCTGGTGTTTCTGTATGTTTATGATGCTGTCTATGTACAGCCGTCCAAGCAAGTGGACTACCGATAGTAGTAATGCTTCCAATTAATGATAATACTTCTTTAACATAAGGATATGTTGTAAAACTAGCATGACTTAAAAGTCTATGAAATCCAATATTAATTCCTAAAATTGTAGTAGGAACAAAAAATGCAAACGCAATAGCAAGCCAATAATATTGTCCTGTAGCAAATACATATGATAGACCTGCAAGACCTAAGACATGATTAATAATTTGTAATCCTCTAGTTTTTTGATTATGAGTCATCTAGTCATTACCTTCTTTTAAAAGTTTGTAGTATTTATAGGTTGACATATATACTTATTCTATAATAGTAGCAGTTAATTTGAAAGCGAATAAATATTTTGTGCAGAAAGAGGTCACAATGAATTTACAAGATAAAAAAGATTTTATAAATCGTTTGATTGATAGTCAGGATATCATACATGAAGAATATGTAAATTTCAATCGCAGACGTGTACCTTTGCCGGACTATGAAGATGGAGACATTGTTCCAGGGTGGACGGGAACAGCACTATGGTGGGATTATAAAGCCTGGCCAAGTAGTCAACGTAGATGTCCAAGAGTTACAGAGTTAGTAAAAAACGGTCCTGATCATAGAGCAACCGGCTGGCTAGTTCTTGATCCACATAGTAGAACTCCTGAGCACAATCATCAAGATTGGGGCAAAAAGATCATCTGTCATTTGCCTACTATTTTACCAGAAGGTGATAGTGGATTTGTTGTAGAAGGTAAAAAGTATAATTGGAAAATGGGTGAGTTGTTTGCCTTTGATGCAACAAAAAATCATTATGGATATAATAATACTGATTACGAACGTTCTTTGTTTGTATTAGATTTTGATTATGATGAATGGATTGACGTTTTAAAGCCGTATATGTCCCTTACTAACTTTTAGAATGTTGACAGGTAAACCGTGAATCTCTATTCTCAGTTTTGTTAGTAAGGAACATTATTCTTTAAGCATTGATTTCGAATAACTTTTACCAGTGCTGATTTCTTTAAGCATATCTTCTTGTTCTTTATTAAACTGTTTCCATTTATCTTTCAAAATTTCATAAGTAAAATCTAAGAAAACTAATAGTGCTGGTAAAAACAATAATTCTTCTATGCTCAAAATAAATGCAAGACTAATGCTAACAAGAAAATATATTACGTACCGTCTTTGAAAAGCATACCACTTATTCCAATTCAACAACCATTTAATAAAATATAAAACTTTACTCATCATTTGCTATCCTTATTACTTTTTGAATTAAACTTGCGAAACCTACTTGTCTTTGCATTGTTAATAGTCCTTTAATACCTAAAGGTTCAAAGTTTTCTAATGTAAGGTTTGCAACTTCGCTTCTGTGTTCTCCATTAACAATATCTAAAATTACTTTGGCAGTTCCTTTTGTCATATGCGAATCAGCATCGTGTTGGTAAGACATTGTACCATCGTTTTGCACTTTACCTGTTACCCAAAGATTACTGATGCAACCACGTATTTTATTATCTTCTGTTTTGTGTTCTGCATCTAGAGGTGGTACATGTCTTGCTTCGTCTATGATATATTGTAGTCTATCATGACCTACTAGCACGGACATTTCTTCACCTTTACTCGCAATCTTATCAAGTATCATTTTTAAAGTATTTTTCACTGTACCATTTATAGAAAGCAGGATCTGTAAAGTATTCTGCAATATGATTTGCAGGCACTTGATCACTTCTAATACAATCAGCAAGTGATTGATATTCGTAAGTATCTACTTTTCTTTTAATGGGTTTGTTTTTAAAATTCTCAGCCAATGTTTTTACCATCCTATAATTTTTAATTTCATTTGTCGTCATCTTGTACATTGTAATTATACGAAGTCTTTGGTTTGTATCTTACAATTAGACATGCTATGGCAAGTAATACAATAGCACCTGCTTCATACACTAAAGTTATAGGATCCATTTCTTTACCTTGTAAAATAATCAACCTTGCTAACGCCGTCATTGCAATAAACAAAGGCAGTGTAATTGGAATTCTATTACTTGCATAAAATACTCCAATCATTCCTAATACCTCAGTATAGATAAAAAGCATCAACAAGTCTGCTAGTTTTACAGTACCAATATTATATATTGACATAATTTCTTGTACTGTTGCGATTACAGTAAGTAAAGCAATCACCCCTAGTGCAGTTTTTTCAATTAGTTTGATTACTTCGGTCGTCCTCATTCCCATTGCTTTTTTATTCATGTTCTCCACCCGGATCCTTTTCATCATAGTAAACTTTACGTGGGTTACCATACTTATCATGATAAATTGTATAGCCTCTTGAACGTCCATATGAATGATATGAACCAAATGCCCAAGGTCTGTGTTCTGCAACTTTGAATGTACCAACAGTAATAACAACTGCGGCAACAAGTAGAACGTGTGCCAAAGCACTAATACCAAATGCCATTACACTATCAGCAATTAAAATTGCGAAAACAGCCGACCACATAAATGCCAATACTTGCATTACCATATGCCTAACTTGTAGGTCTGGAATATTTCGCAAAGGATTAACTTTGGCATCCATAATATGATTCCAACAATCTACAATAAAACTTCTCATTACATAAACCTTTCTACCACTGCTACTAGTGCCACCCAGAGACCGTAACCGAGCAGTGAAAACAATGCTAGGCCTCCTACAATTTCTATACTATCTAATGGATCATAAAAGCCTTTTAGCATTCTAAAAAGGTTTTTCATATTTTCTCTCCTATTTCCATTCCTCTAAAAGTTTTAAATCTTGGAAAACGTAAACTCCAAGTACCGTCTTGATTCTGTGTAATTGCATCTGCTCTTACTTCAACAACATTTCCAACAATGTTATCACGCCCAGTCCAAAAATTATCACGATCGCTGTCACTGAACCCACTACCAACATTAACTTTGATAGTTCTACCATCATCTTGTCCTTCACAGACAAATGCTCCAAGTCTTCCTTCATTACGTCCTGTTCCTTCTTCAACATTTTTCACCTCTAGTGAAACCTCAACAAAAGGTTTCTGCTTTAACCAAGCAGTGGATCTTTTACATTCATACTTGGCATTTGGATCTTTGATCATTATGCCCTCATAGCCTTGATCAATTGCTTCTTTGTTAAATTGTTTGAATAGTTCCTGACCTTCATCTGTATCAAGGTCACAATCTATTTTTGGAATGATCTGAATATTGTCGAAACCATCAAATATCTTGCAATATTCTTTCAGAAATACATGGCGCTGGCGTTGGTTAAGAGTAGACTTACCCTGTTTGAATTCACTTAACGGTATTATGTCAAACAGTTGCAATACGGCATCGTCCGCTTGTACATCACTCTTTCTATGCACTTGTTTCATCAAGTCTTGAAAAGAGTTACTTACTATTTCGCCATCTAGCACCATGGCTCTGGATCCTGATTCAAGGACCTTAGATTTTATAAATTGTGTTATTTTGGTGAAGTTCTTTAATGTCTTGCCATTTCTAGTATATTGCGACACGACCTCTCCCATAGCACAGTCTACGACTGTGAGAACTCTTACACCGTCTAGTTTTTTATCCAGGCATACTTTTCCACTCACTTTCTTTTGATGTTTTGCTGAATCATGTGCCAACATACATTCAAACACTGGCACCTTATAAGCATCATATTTCAATTTTTTAGCAACATTGTTAACTGTTTTCTCAGAAACGCCACAACGTAAATCTTTAATCAATATTCTTCTGTAAAACAAATTCCACTGTTCAATGGTTGCAAGATTCTTCGTTAATTCAATTGAATCTCTAGCCGCATGTCCAGTTAATTCTCTTGTGTAAAGTCTACGTGCTAATTCTTTAAAAACGTCCCAAGAAAGACCTTGTCCATCGACAGTTGCTTCTGGGACTTGTTGAACTCCAAATGTGTATAATTTGTCTAGTGCCATTTTTACACCTTCGAAGAATTCATCAAGACCTTCATTCATTGCGTCTGCTATAATTTTTTCTTTTGCAAGACGTGAATTGTCTGATTCTAATGCTTTAATAATTGTTTGTGGTTGTGTTCTCGTCGTCATTTTTTGCCTCTGCCTCCATTGCCTTAAACCAAATTATAAAAAATCCAATAGTTACTAAACTGCCTATGAGTAACATAAGCAATCCTGATCCAATATCCATTTAGATTCCCCCGTAGTGTTCTATAACAGTGTTTAGATCAATGTAATCAATTACTGCACTCTTATCACCTAAATTCTTGAGTGTAACAGGATGTGCCGTGTTTATGATCATTGGTCTTTCTAACTCTGCTGTTTGAACTAATTTTGAAGTGTCTGTTTTGTCATGCCAATGAATAACAACTCTTTCGTCTGTCATGTTATTAACATAAGCACAAGAACCTTCAGAAAGATCTTTACTACCTGTAAATTGAATTTTGCTCTCTAACTCAATCTCTTCAGGTTGTATAAATTCTTTTTCTGCTCTTATCCAAAACATATATCGCCTCTCTGTGCCTTTTTATTAGTGCTAGTTTTTCTTTTGTGAGTTTAAAACTAGCAAAACATTAACTCGCGGCATTTATAGTATTCTTGTATACCACTTGACCTAAGGTCTCAACTAAAGGACGCAAATGCCCTTCGTGGTTCATATCTGTTTACAACAAATATAACACTAATATATAACGGTTTTACCTAAAAGTCAACCTGAATTTTGATTAAAATGATCCAAAATGAATTCATAAGTAGAAATGATTCTACGATTATACACTTCGCCATCTTCTGAGACAGCAGGTGCCCAAGTTTGAACTACTATATAATAGTCTTTTAACCAATACCATTCTCCACTGGTAGTTTTAATTGGATACCATGCAAATTTTTTAGTGTACTTTTTGGTTTTGAGATTGCCCATTATGGCAGAGATGTGCTTCACTAAGAATTGCTCTGCGTAAGATCACCATCTAGAGTGTTTCGTGATCTGCTTTCCAAAGTTTCAATAACTACACTTACACTGTATCTTGGACCTTTGCTTCTTGCGTGATGATACAGTATGCCTGGAAAATACAGTATCTGGTTTGGACCTAAAACAAAGTCATCATAACCTTCTATTGTCCAATCTGCAGATCCTTCACCTGCTACTACAAATATGTTTTGTCCAGGATCGTGATGTTTTGAAAACAGTTCACTAAATCCAAATAGACTTATGTATATGTGTGATTGTATAAATTGATCTTTGGGTTTGAATTCTTCAAACATATCTGACAGTTGATTTGGCCATTTATGTTTGGGTTTAGGCAGAATGTATCCTGCCGATTTTGTCATTACAATGTTTTCATTGTTTTTGACAGAGTACTCTATTTCTTCTAGTACTGATTGCCAACCTTGCGGAGTAGTTGGTGCCAACCATGAACATAAACAAGGTTTGACACCAAAATACTCACGTTTGAACAGTTCTTTGTCGTTGACATTTGAAAGTTCCATTGCTGGACCTTACATGCTGTTCTTTTTGTCTTGGATTTCTTTTCTGCGAACTTTGGTTAACTTACCTAAGTCGTTAAGAGCACCTCTGGCACGAGTCGCCGCGGCTTTTACACCTTTAGTTTCAAATGATTCTGATTCTGCAAGGTATTTTTCCATTGCCGCTTTGATTTGTTCGTGTACTTCTGACATAGTATTCTCCTTTGTTAATTACAAAGTATATTTAGGCACCATGTGTTTAAGGGGCCTTAAATGTGGTTCTGGTAAATTATGAATAGTCTTTTAATGGTCCACCATATTTGGCAGATTTAACACGTCGACCGGACAGTTTTTTTCCTTTGTAAGATTTTCCACTTTGGCGGGGTCGTAGGCCTTGTGCGACACAAGAACTTTGATCACTGGAACCAAGACGTTTAGGACTGGCACAAAGTTTTCTACTTGCGGGTCCTCTGTCTCTAGTATCGGCTTCTATAAACTCAACTGCTCTCATACTGTTATTTATTTAGGATTTTTAAGTCTTTGTTGAAACGGCACAGGTTCTCTATCCACATACAGTCTATAAGGACATTGATACTGCTTTAGTGTACTTGCAAAGTCTTTTGTGCCATCTTGACAAACATAGTAACATTTTCTATCTTCGTGTACTATTTCTTGATCTCGCAAACTGCACGAAAGCATACCTACTATTGCAAGTTCTATAATCAATCTTGTATATCTCCGCCTTCTATATCTTCTTTAGAATCTTTACTAACATCTTCATCTACTTTGCGTGTAGGTATATCTCCAAACAGTGCCGCGGCAACGTAGGCACTAGCCGCCAACATAGGCACAACATATATCATTTTACCTGTAAGATATGCTACTGTATATGTGGGTATTAATACAACTGTTGCTTTGATAAATGCTTGTTTGATCTTATTCACACTGTGTATCCTTGAAATTTCTACGCACTATTGCCAATTGTTCTTCTTTAGTCTTTAGTTTGAAAAAATGAAAACGTTCTTCTAGTTCTTTTTGTACTTTAGGATCCTTGCTGATACCTGAAAAGTCTTTGATAAATTCTTTTTTTGACATGCTTATTACTCCTCTGCTGTCAAAAAATATTTATTTGCTTTTTTTCTTTAGTGCGAAGTTGATTATTTCTTTGGCAACGTCTATGCCTGTTGCTTTTTCAAATCCTTCAAATCCTGGTGCTGAGTTTGCCTCACAAACTAGAAATCCGTCTTTGCCAAACAGTAGATCTACACCACAGATATCCAGTTCTAAACAGCGTGTGACTTCTAGAGCCAGTTTGCGTATCTCAGGTGTAACTGTGTATGCTTCTGCCCGGCCACCTCTAGTAATGTTTGCTTTGAAACTGCCATCATGTGAACTGCGTTTGATAGCACCAAGCACTTTGTTTCCTACCACAAACACTCTGAGGTCTTCGCCAGGCTTTGTGTCTATGTACTCCTGTACTATTATGGCTTCATCTGTTTTAATACCGTGTGCAAATTCTATAAAGTCTCTAAAACGTTCTTTTGAAGTTACCTGATAAACACCTTTGCCATATGATCCTGCCATTATTTTAACCACTGCTGGCCAACCTATTTCTTTATCCACTAGGTTAGCATTTACAGGATGTTTTACCAACATGGTTTTAGGTGTGGGTAGGCCTGCTTCTGCAAATATCTGATGAGCATACAGTTTGTCTTTGGTGTTTTCTATTGCGGCGGAACTGTTCACAGTGTGTACGCCCAGTCTTTCAAAGTGTCTAAGGATAGCAAAGCCAAAGTATCCTGTGCCTGATCCTGTGCGTGGCACTATCACATCAGGTAGATCCACCAACTTGTTCTTTACTCGTACAGAACGGCGACCTTCTCTGCTTACTATAATATCAACTGTGGGGTGCAGTATGGTTTCTACGGAGCAGACACCCTGGCAGGCTTCTACCAGTCGACTCAGTTCGTAACGTGTTGACTGAGTCTTTTTTTGGATTATGATCCAAAGTGATTTCAAGTGTCTGCTCCATGGTTAGTGTTGGGTTTGCGATAGCGGTATTTATTTTATTTTATCTATACTTGTCTGCAGGATTCTTTCGAGAGTCTTCAAAATCTTCGGGTACCAGTTTAAAGGTCATAGCATTGCGTTCACCTTTGGTAGTCTTAAGCACTACATCTCCTGATCGTGCCACTTCTATCTTGGTTATCTTGGCTCGTGAGTTTCTAAACTTGCCTACTAGAATTTCCTGTCCAACCTCTAGGGTTATGGACACACTTTTTGGTGATGTTGCCATTGTGATCTCCTTAATGAACTGTGTCGTCTGGGTTGGGACCGTCTGCATACACTTCAGTGGTCTGTCCTAGCCTTGCTTCAAAATACCGTATCACATGTTCAAGGTTTTCTGCTTCACGTAGATTAGCGTCAGTGCCTTGCCCTATGAGACTGTCGTATCTTTCTCTCAGTGCTTCCAGTTCTTCTTCAAACAGTTGTTGTACAGTTATAGTTTCAGTTACGTACTGCATAACACTATTTAAGACTGAACCTCCCTAAAGTCGTCGGGATCGAAGTGTTCTGATAACCATGCAACGTCTGAGTCATCACCATATGCTAGTAGATAGTCTATCAGTTCTGCACTTGATATGCGACTCTCTGCCCACAACTGCTTTTGCTGTGCTATTTTGCTTCGGATAAATCTTGTTCTTGATATTATGTTTGTCATTGTGTGTACAGTATACGATCTATTGTGACAAAGTGCAACCTTTTATTCCAGTGTGCCTAATAGACTTGCGTAACTTGAATCAGGCCAACGCAGGTAGTAGTAGGTAAGATCTTTACTTTCAAATGTAAGATACAGTTCAACTATCCAGTGCGGTTCCATACCCCCATCAGGCTCTACTCGCCATGACATCTGTACATAGTGTTCACGACACCAACGACCCTTTTCACTTACTGAAAACCATTTGCTAATCTGCATTTTAGCACGTTCCCAATCGGGTTCGTCATATTGATTTATACAGTGTACTAGTATGGGCGTCATAACCGTAGTTAGCAGGCAGATAGGCCCTACACCACGAAGTGCGGCAGAAATTTTTTTGAAGGCCCTCTAACTGCGAAGCAGTAGCGGTAGCGATTGCGGTTGTTAATAGGGTTTTTCCAGGATACCTATGATGTTTAGGCCCATTAGTTCTAGTACAGTTAGTACAGTAACTACTATGAGGCTGAACATGATGATTTCAAAAGTGTTCACTGTTGTGCTCCTTGAGTTATAACGGTTCTTATGAGTGAGAAAGTCTTCTTAGAGTCATGCACACGTTCACAGTCTGTGTCGGTTACACAACGAATTGAAGTGCATGATGTTACTAGCATGATCACACAGACCCAAACCGTTGCTAGAATGAGTGTTCTCATGAGTGTTTGCGTTGTTTACGTTGTTTTACTGTCTCTGGAGGCGACTCTCTATTCCACATTGAAAACAAGAGGACTACAAAACCATACGTGCTCGTCACGTACAGTGCAACAAAAAACAGTGCTATTATCTGATCCGTTGTCATATATGTGAGTATTGTAACACAGTGCCGTTTGCAGTCAAGTGTGGAGATCACCAAAGTGATCTGTGCTTCGCACCATGGGTCTACAGGAACACTAGCATAGAGTGTATTAGTGTAGACCCCGCTGTAAGGATTTGAGAGACCCCGCTGTAAGCGTTTAAGGGGCGTGTATGCGTGAAAGTATTTTTGGCTCACCTCTCGTCGCCAACTTCTCTTCATGCTAAAACCACTGTATGAACCACTTCAGACCCCACAGTTTGAACCGTTTTACCAGTTTTACCGGTATAAGTGGTGAAACCCCATGTATATTGTGGTGTATATACTGTTCTGCCACAATGGCCCCTCATTCTTCGGGGCCTCACTCTTGGTTCTGTGCAGTGCATTCTCTTATGCTGTACACAGTGAGTAGAGGGGTCTCTACTGTGTATAAAGTGGTTGACAGCGTGTGTAATGATGTTATACTATGTGTATAGTTAGGCACATAAGAGAGGCACATGTATACGATCATTAGGCTAATATCAAGAGTATCAATACTGTCATTAGTATCAATAAGCATCATTGGCTGTTCTTCAATGACTGTCAAGACGGGAAGTCAAGATGGCTTCATTGACGCATTCATTCAAGGGGCAGGTTCAGATCCGAGATTGCGACCTTGGGATCCGCCGATCGGGGTGGGATATGGTGCAAGAATACCCAACATGGAGGGAGATTGGGAGAGATTTTGTGGTGGTGAGAAGCAGGTTCGAAATGGGTGCATGAAATAGGGGTTTTGCCTGTTCTCTTTCTGGAATTGGAAAAACCGGTTGACAAAGGTTGACTAGATGCTATAATAAGTTATAGTGGAAATCGTGGCGGCCTGGCTGAGGCGGTTCAGTCAGAGTTCGGCCCACCCTTTGAGTATCGAAGTGTCTTGAGCCCCTCGCTCTATGTTTGCTCCGGCTTATACTATTATAATATGATCACTCGGGAGATCTGTCAACCAAAAAGATACCGAAAAAACCGGTTGACAACGAGATGGGGTGGCCTTATACTATATTAATAGTTAGAACAAAGGAGCGAAATATATGACAAAGATCAAGATAGCATACAGTGGATACGATGTAATCAGCGCCGAGCACGAAGTTGACGATGTGACAGCGTTTGCCAAATTTTTGGTAAGAAAGGTTCCAACACTAGAAGATGCCAAAAAATATGTGACAGCATTTGGTGACAACAAGATTGAATGGGGTGTTGAAGGATTAGGTGACGACATGTTTTGGGCGCCTAGAACACAGCCAAAAGGATCTAGAACTTGCAGAGAAGACATGTTGTTTATACACATGAAAGGTGAATGGCACTTTACAGATGACGGATGTGATTGGGATAGTGTTGAAGATGTACTACTAAAGGAGGCCGCATAATGTGGACAGATGAACTATTTGATGAAATACAGACGGGCGACAAGGTATGGTATGAGACTCCGCAAGGACAGACTCATACTGCCAAGGCTGTAATGCAGGGACCACACGGTTGGGTCTGCGATAGAGGCAATGGACAACCTGTAGTCGTAAATGAAGGAGCCAACTATTTGGGCCACAAAAAGGGTCGAAACAGAAAGCCAGACTATTTGGGGAGGTTCTTGAACGGCTAAAACACTGAGGTTTTTTTTGGTTGACAATAGGTAAAACCGGTGTTAATATATAAGAACAATGAGCGAGGGTACAATGAAAAAACTAATTTGGGCAGGTGCAATAGCATCCATGATCGCAACCAATGCCGCAGGGGCAGACAAGTTGAGTTTCGATCATGCGGCGGAGTTGACCAAACACGCCAAAACAATCGTATTCCAAGAAGTAAAAGAAAGCGGAATACCAAACGCATATCACCAACAGATGGTATGCCTAGCAGAGAACATATATTTTGAAGCAAGGGCCGAAGGAGTAGAGGGTAAGGCGGCCGTTGCTAATGTAACTCGAAACAGGGTAGAAGACAGTCGTTGGCCCAACACATATTGTGAAGTGGTCCAACAAGGTCCTGTGAGAGAGAGTTGGAAAAAGAATGGTGTGTTTTATCCTATAAAGCATAGATGCCAGTTCTCATGGTACTGTGATGGCAAGCGAGACATCATATGGGCCAACTATGAAAAAACCGGTGAAACCATTAAGATGAATGCAGAGGCTTGGAGAAAGAGTGTGGAGATTGCAATATGGACTCTAGGCTTTGGATCCTATCGAGTAAACGACAATACCAAAGGGGCAGTCTTTTATTATGCTCACAATTTGGTATATCCAAAATGGGCAGATGAGAAGGATTTAACCGCTATTGTTGGCAATCACACTTTTATGAAATAAAATGGTTGACAATAGGTAAAACCGGTGTTATTATATAAGAACAATAAACAAAAGGAGCGAAAATGCAAATAGGCAAAATCATTTCAGAAATCCACAACATGGGATCAGAAGATCTTAACAAAGTGATAGAGGCTGTGAAGTATGCGAGATCACAGGCACACAGACAGACTGCCAGAAGTCTAAACGTAGGCGACATGGTTGAGTTTGATGGTAGACACGGTGTTATGATGGTTGGTCATGTTAAGAAGATCAATATCAAATACGTGGTTGTATCTTGTACCAACGGCGAACAATGGAGAGTTCCTGCAGGCCACCTAAGAGTTAGGAAGGCGGCCTAGCATATTGTAGGCGGGTTGCGAATGGTAAGTCCTAGGCAACGTTGCATTAAACCAGGGTCCGATCATTAGCGAACCAAGGCCCGGCCCGCAGACAATAAAATGGTTGACAATCGGTTTTACCGATGCTATTATAAGAGTATATAAGGAGCAAAACATATGGGATTAGAAACACATTCAATTGTTGAAATTAAAGAAAGGTTTCATAAAATCGGAAAAGACACTCCGACGATGCATTGGAGTCACGGTGTGTTATGGATTGACACAAACGACAAAAATGACCTCGATGAAATCAAAGATGTCATGGAGGCAGAAGTTTTATCTCCGGGGTTCGGTGTCCAGTTCAATTGCTTGAAAGCCACAGAAACAGAGCCATGGGATCAATGGGCAATGGATGTGGTAGAAAAAAATGGTTGACAAATGGTAAAACCGGTGTTATTATATACTTATAAACTTAAAAAAGCGAGGTAGAAAATGAGTACAGAATTAAAAAGTCATGCACAAGGGGTAAGCCTTACTAGGTTTGCAGGTGGCAAAGACAGAGGTTCATGTGTGCAAGTAACAATGAGGCGAACAGACCCTACAGAGGATAGAGGTCCTGCAGACAAGTTCTTTGACAGCATACAGTTGACAAGAGCACAGGCGGCGGCAATGGCGGCTGACTTGATGGACTTTGCACAGGGCAGGGAGGAAGAATCCTATGAGTAATAAACCTACTTTTATATATAAGGACGACCTAGGTCGTAAAGTTTACAAGGTGACCAACTACTACACAGTGAAGACTGAGGAGTTTGTCAAGGTGCACGAAGGTGAAGATCCATTTGACATCTGGTTAGACCAAGGTGGAATCAACCATGATCGAATAGGTCATGAATTGCTAAATGAAGGTCCGCACACAGAGGCGCACTACGTAGAAGCATTCAACGGAGACCATGAGGTAGAGTATGTAGGCACAGTGACCTACAATGAAGACAACGAATACGCAGAAGAAGATGGCGACGTTGAATTAAATGAATGGGTAGAGGAAAAAACGGTTGACAAAACCGGTACTTCCTGTTAATATATAAACATAATGAAACAAAAGGAGCGAATATGAAACTTAATCCAGTTGGTTCGAATATGAACGAAGTTGAAGTTAACGGCAAGAGTATTCTGTTTTCATACAAGACACCTGTAGCAGGTTATGATGATCAGGGTGCGTTTAGAACAGAAGATTTCTTTTCCGTAACTACTAGCAAACACATCAACAAATACCTAGGTGGTAAGGACGTGGGTAGAAAAGTTGAACAATCTTATATAGAAGGGTTGGTAGCATAATGGCAACAAGAGCAAGGATCGCCATCCAACAAGGCAAACAGATCATTGGTGCTTATCAACATTGGGACGGTTACCCGGGGGGACTCGGGTACAACCTAGTTGATAATTGGTACAAAGCAGACAAGGTCACTAAAGCAATCAAACTAGGCGACAGTTCTAAATGGGGTTCGTTTATTGGCGAACAGATTGACTTTGATGACAGACACGCAGATTCCTATGATTACCAAAATGTCTACTACGGTAGGGATAGAGGTGAGAAGGACTGTGGATACAAAATCTACAAAGATGAAGCAGACTATTTGGATAGGGGCTTCAATAGTGGAGAAGACTATATCTATTTGGCAAAGTATACTGGTCAAAGGGACTATATGGGCAAAGACTGCCTAACTTGGTTCTATGCCAAATATGATATGAAGAAGTTTGAACCTTTGGAGAAGTATGCAATTTTGGAACATATTGATATGTTGAAAAGGCATATGGAATCAATGGAGCAGAAAGCGGCATAACCGATTTTGCCAAAATGGACAGATTCCGGTTGACAAGTTCGGAATTTGGACATATAATAATACTTGTCGAACATATAAACTAATATGAGGAAAGGTAGATATGACAGATAAAACTTTTAAGTTCGTTGGATCATCCAACTTAAATGGTAGAACCAAACTAAGGTTTGCTAACGACATCATGAGGATCAAAGTTCTAGATAAGAACGGTCACCAAGATGTTAACTTGAAGGAACTTCCATCAGAGATGACAAAGGCACAAGCAGTTGCCCATCTATCTGAAATTGGTTTCGCAGGTGATAATGCAGACATCAAAGCGGCTCTTGATAAAGCGGCTAAGAAGTATGGTAAGCCAGAGACTAATATTACAGTTGAACTTGATGAACAAGTTGCTTAATATTAAACACAGCATCGCAGGGGCGGTTTTTATAGTCGCCCTTGCATTTTCTAATCCTGCACACGCAGATGACAATCCCATACAGGGAATGATTAAATTCAAGAATCTAATTGAAGCACTAAAGACAGTTGATCTACAATACGAAGTCAACAGAATCATACAATACAATCTAGAGAATTACGGTAGGCAAAAAGTCTACGAAAAACGCATAAAAGACGCCGAAAAAAATATCTAAAAAAGTTGATCTTTTTGGTTGACAAATTGGATAAAGATGCTATTATTATAATATGAGCATTAACAAAAGCGAGGGAAATAAAATGATTACAGTGATTCAAACAATGTGCATGGAGAACTATGCCGCTCACAACGGTTTCACAGGCGAGTACCATTGGAAGAACAAGCCGGGTTCTACATACATTGTAGAGAGTGTAGACCCTGCAGAGGTCAACAAGGTTGCGTCTTTGATCGAAGACGATCGCAACGATGTTCACTACGAGTATATCGTTGACCAGTTCGAAGCAGATGATGACTATGAGTCAGAGTTTGTCAAGAGCCAGAAGGAGTATGACCCAGAAGGTTGGGATACTCTTTACTGTGACAATGTTGTCCGTAAGGGTAAGGATGGTCATTGGTACATGAAGCGAGGCTACATTGTTGGCGGCTTCAACAAAGAGCGTCCCGAGTTTGCACACATGGTTGGCAAGTTCAACGGTTGGGTAGATGACTTGACCACTGGGGAGTGCAAGTGCCGAATCGTAGGCACTGAGAAACTTCCACTAGAGAAGGAGGCGGCGTAATGAGGTTCGATGATTTACAATTTAATCCACACCCATACGAAGGCGTGATGGCAAAGAAACAGATTGGCGACTATGAATTGAGTGTTGTCAGTCTTAAAGACAACGGTATCTATGAAGTAGGCATCTTTAACAAGGATGGAAACTTTGTGCAGTTGCCGGGCATTCATCCTGATCCAATCGATGAAGACGATTTCGTAGATGATGTGATTCACTACAACACACCAGATGATGTGTCTGGTATTATGTTGAAACTTCAATTGATATCTGGGCCTGCATAATGTTCTACAGAGGATATGAATACCAACCTTACATTGACGAAGAGCCAGGTGAGGTTCGAAAGATATTTCACGAGATCGTAAGACCTGACGGTAGCGAGGTGCCCTACAATATAGTTCCTAGTTGGTTTAGGAACATATCTCCCTACCGTGAGGCAACCCTATATGAATTCCACAGAGCAGTGGATACCTTGGTTTTCTTGGATTTCTTTGAGGTTGACAAATCCGGTAAAACCGTATATACTAATAATATAAACATTTAACAAAGGAGCGAGTATGCCAAACTGGTGCAATAACACAATAACCCTGTCCGGGCCAAAGGACAAAGTAAAAGCAATCTTTGACAAAGCAAAAGCAGACGATAGATTGTTGGATCAACTATATCCAATGCCAGCCGCATTGAGAGAAACAACTTCACCTACACCCCAAGAAGGTCAGGCAGGATACAAAGGACCACAACCTGTAGTAGACGGTTATGACAACTGGTATGACTGGGCGGTAAACAACTGGGGTACCAAATGGGATGTCGACCTAGAAGGTCTAGAATTTAGAGAAGAAGGAGACACAGGAATCATACAAGGTTGGTTCGATAGTGCATGGTCTCCACCAACAGGAGCATACGATCACTTCCTAGAGAAGAATGAAGATTGTAGCATCGAGTCTTACTACTATGAAGGTGGCTGTGACTTTGCAGGATTTTATGCAGACGGTTCAGATGATATGGTCACCCCAAGTGACTATACCGCAGATCAGATGGAAGACTCAAACTCAGGTTTGATGTATGATATCAACGAACATTTCAACATCAGCGAATCTGTAAGGGAATGGGAAGAAGAACAGAAAACTGATACTGAGAAGTTTTTAGTAGACAAGGAGGCTGTTAATGTCTGACTTTAGAAAAGAAGAACAGAACGCGATTGTCGGTGAAGACAGTCGTGCTCTACAGTTGACCCACAAGGTGTTAGCAGAACGACTGATCCAACTGGAGGTCCGAGCAATCCAAGAGGATGCTGGCCACGGAGACTTTACGGTAATCGCGGAGATGCTGGAGAATGGCTTCAGAGGCTATCACAAGATGACAGCAGGTGAATTGTGGAGTGAATGGAAAGAGCAAGAAGAACTGTTCTACCGTCTCTATGAGGATGGTGCTCTGCTATGGGAACTGGATGAGGAAGATCCACTTGTTGCTCTAGAAGAAGATGAGAATGGGGAAGTAGCCAAAGGGTGAACCTTCGGGCATCGCTTTATTATAGCAGAAAAAACCGGTTGTGTCAACCGAAAAGATTGGTTGCATTTTGGAAAATTGTATGCTATATTATAAGCACAATAACAAATAAGGAAACAACAAATATGCCATACAACAAAGCAGTCGCACGTCCCGCCTACTATAAATTACCCGCCACAACACTTGCACAACTTGAAAAAAACTTGTGCCGTCTTGTTGCAAATTATAATATGGCAACTTGTACAAAACAGCAACACATTTCCAATCAGTTTGCTATGTATAAAAAATCCACTCAAGCACTAAAATAGTGCTTGACAGTTTGGAAAAAGATGCTATATTAATAATATAAGCATTAACAAAAGGAGCGAGAAAGTTATGCAAAACATACTTACAAAAACAGCAGACAACGAAGCACAACTGTTTATTGACTTAGACAGTAAAGGCTACACTGTAAACAATGCAAAAGTGGAAAGCATTACAATGAATGTTACTGTTGAAGAAAATGGCGAAGTGTATGCTGGAGATTTAGCAGTTAACTGGGAAGCAGTTGACGACAGCAACTACGACGACGGCAACAGTGCTTTGCTAATGCGTAACATACATGATGAAAATGCAAACACAAAAACAATGAGTGCATTTTACTGGGACAGCGAGTTTACGGAAACACTACAAAGCATTTTAAAAACAAATGGCTTTAGTGAAAACGCAGTTACAGACGTATGCACTAGTGAGTGGGGAATGCAGGACGTAGGACGTGCGAGTTATGACGCTATTGCACTAGCAGAAGAAATTTTGCAACACTTAAACATAGCATATGAAAAAGACGTTGCGTAGTTAATAATAAACGGTTGACAGCATAGCATTTCGGTGCTATGCTGTTAATATAATAAAAAATAAAGGAGCGAATATTATGGGAATGAGCAATTGGATACTAGACAACGAAGAACAGTTTTGGGACAAGGCTGAAGAAGTTGTAGGTGAGTGTGAAGTATTTGAAGAGTTTGTACAAAAGATGCAAAAGCATGAACACTTGCTAATGGGTTCGCCTAGTATGTGTGACAATGCAGTTGAATTTGAGAACATGCTGGCTGATGCATGGGGCGAAAAATGGAGCAAATACTACTAAAAAAAGAGGTTGACAATACCGGTTTTTAGTGCTATTATAAATTATAAAATTAACAAAGCGAGGAACAAATGAAAACAGTAATCAACACACTAGCAAGTTTCTTACTCATTATGGGAATCTTTGCTATCGCCGGCAGTGCAAATGACTGTGACGGTGCATGTATGGAGACTGCCAACACACTTCCAGAAATGCTTATGGTTATCTTTATAGGATTGAGCATGATGATAACTGGTGGTATAATTCTCCTTAAGAACGGACAGGGGGAATAATGAAAGCAATCTTTTTTATCGTAGTAGGAGCCGCGGCTATGTACCTATATCTTAATCCAGGTGATACCCAAGGTTTGATAGACATGGGCAAGACCGTGGTTAACGAAGGTGCAACTATTGTGAAGGAGGCTACAAATGACTAGCATGTTTGAACCTGATCAGTATGTAGACGACTGGCACTGCAAGGAATGTGGTCACGGACCTTTAAGTGAAGCGGAAGACATCTGTACACTGTGTGGAAGCACATGGGCAGAGCAGAATGATGGTGTTCTTTCTGAAGCAGACTCACTGGACGAAATGAGAGAGATCGAATTGGATGATTTTTCAGGCGTCGAAGGGGTTGACAATTGGGAAGAATGGAATTAAACTGTAAGAACAATTAACAAAGCGAGATAAGGAGCGAGATATGAAAACAGCATTAATTGAAATCAAAGAAGGTAGTTACAAGATCAGAGGCAATGACATTTCAGTTTCTGGAATGCGTTTCCCACTAATCGAACACTTCAAGCAAGGCAAGAATGGCAGTTACGTTACAGTAGATGGCGCGGCACAACCAGGCTTCCCAGAAAGAAGTATACGTATTAGAATTGAAACTCCACAGGACTATAAAATTGTGGATTCAAACTTCGACAGTGTTAAACAGGACGAGATGAAGAAGAAAGTGAAGTCAGACGAAACTGATGAACAGATCATGGATCGAATCGGTAAACGTTTTAAGATACTGGACGACATGACTAGGGCCGCAAAGGAAGGCGACATCAAAGCAATGATTGTAAGTGGCCCTCCAGGTGTTGGTAAGAGTTACGGCGTTGAAGAACAACTAAACAAGGACAGTGCGTTTGAAGACATCTCAGGAGTACCTAGAAAGTTTGAAGTTGTTAAGGGTGCAATGAGTGCCATAGGACTATATGCAAAACTGTACAAGTACTCCAACCCAAAGAATGTGGTTGTGTTTGATGACTGTGACTCAGTACTGTTAGATGACCTGTCGCTTAATATCTTGAAGGCGGCTCTGGACACCAGTAAGAAACGTTACATTTCATGGAACACTGATTCACGACTACTGCGTTCAGAAGGTATTCCAGATCGTTTTGAATTCAAGGGTTCAGCGATCTTTATCACAAACATCAAGTTTGAAAATGTAAGATCCAAGAAACTAAAGGATCACCTAGAAGCACTTGAATCACGTTGTCACTATGTGGACCTAACCATAGACGGTGAACGTGAAAAGATGCTACGTATTAAACAGATTGTCAGGGATGGCATGTTGGATGACTATGACATGCCACAAGAAAGAAAAGATGATGTAATTGAATTCATCGATGAAAACAAGAAGCGATTGAGAGAGTTAAGTTTACGTACAGTACTTAAGATCGCGGACCTGGCCAAAAGTTTCCCTTCAGACTGGAGGGATTATGCAAGTACCACAGTGATGAAAGCCTAATCCTTACCCTCGCTCAATAGGCTGATTCAGGTACGAGCATTAAAGAACCCTGTACACATCCTCGCTCCGTGTACAGGGTTCACTCTTTTTAGGGTAAAAAGAGTTGGGCAGGTCCCGTCCAAAAACGGTTGACAAAACGAGTTTAGACTGTATTATATTAGTATAAGTTAACAAAAAGGAGCGAACATGTTTATCACAGTAATTCACACAGCATTTGAAGATCAACCAGAAACAGTGGCACGAGTGGAAGCACTGGGCAATACTGTACAAGAATGCCTAGAGTATGCCTATCGTTGGACACAGAACATTGAAGGTTCATGGTCAATCAAGGACGGCAATCCAGATAACAATCCAGGGGTAACTGTGCTTAAAGATCTACACGTAGATCAAGATGGCAAAAAGTGGGGACACAGAAGCACAAGTGTTAGAGATCGTATGCAAGTAGAGGGTGCAAACGACCTTTGGGAAGTGGCTTCAATCGGGTTCAAAATGGTTGACAAAGCCGCTTAATGAGGCTACAATATACTTATATTAACTAAACAAAGCGAGGACGAAATGCAAAACACAATAGCACAAATTGGACAAGACGTAAACATGTACACTGCAAGTGATGTACAGGCAATCAAACAAGAAGCAATTGAAGCCGCACAAAAGGCTGTGGTAGAGTTCTTGGCAGATTGGAATGCAAAGACAGGTGGCAATGAGTATGGTGAGCCTATGTACTGTGGCTTTGCTTCAACTAAAATCTATGGTGTAAAGGGCAACACCAAACTGGGTAAAGCATTCAAGAGTGCAGGCCTAGAAAAAGACTACAGTGGTGCGTACTCAATTTGGAACCCAAGTGGACATGGTGGACAGAGCATGGACGTAAAAGAAGTGGGTGCTCAAGCATGTGCAGATGTGTTCCGTAAGTATGGCTTTACTGCGTACATGGAATCTAGAGCAGACTAATAATAAACTAATAAACAATCCTACTGCGGGGACACGCAGATGAGAGGGCGGAGAGATTCGCCCTTTCTTTTTGAAAAAATAACCTGAGGGGCTTATAAAATAAAACCATGGTGATGCAGAATCACCTGGCATCGAAAAATCTGGATTTTAAAATTTTATTAGCAGATTTTTTTGCTACTATATACGGGGTCTGGTCCTGCAGTTTTGAATCGTTTTGTTCTCTCCCACTATACTGCCAGTTTGGGTAAATATCTCCTGATATGAACTCCAAACTAGAAAACATAGCCGTTGCACTGTTATTGTGTGCTATACTAGTACTGCTAATACCAGCCTGCAAACAGAGTATGCTTACTGCTGATAAGTCTACTATACACGATTATTCACGAGATCCCGCACGTACAGACAAATCACGAGAATCCTCTACAAAAGACTCAAACATAAGTGTAGTACACGATCCAAATGCACTAAACTACTTAATATGTGTGTTTGCACCATCAAACTGCGTAGAGCAAGACTAAAACCGTCTAAAATAGGTGTCTTAAACACGTTTTAAGCGTCATACAGCATAATTAAGTACACAAGAGTACAATTACTGCTCTACACACGTACTGCACGTTAAACCCCCTTAAAACGCACTGTTTACTCATAGTCAACTACAGTTTGGATAAATAGCAGTCTCGCAACTCTATTTCGTTCCCATAACTTCACACTTTTACACCCTAAGGGCGTATACGCAATAAGTACTAGTACTATGAGGGTAGAAACTACAACAGCACGAGATGGCTCAGTCAGTTATCTTGTGATCAACAGAGAAGGACAAATACTATTAAAAACTCATCACAGACTCATAGCGGAAAGTTATCTAAGAGCCAACAGTTCTGCGTCTACACACAAGACCCACACATCCAGTCAGTCTTCCAATTCATAAAGAAACACAGTTTACAATACGAGATACACCTCAATAGAACACGTTTTTGGGTACCCTTAGGCACGCCTGAATACACAGAGTTTGTAATGCTGTGGGGTTCAGTCTGTCCCTCAGTGGACCATGAAAGTGATCACAACCTAGGCGTCTAGCACCGCTACCGCTAGTCGCTACGCTCTAAATTTTTCCGCTAACGCTTCGCGAGAGTCTATCGCTACCGTGGTGCTCCGCCCCTGTGATTTTTGCCAAACCGACTTGACAAAGTCTATAAATAAACATATAATACAACTAATAAATTTTCACATACATTATGGCATATTCAAAAGAAGTAGTAGACAGATTCGAATCTGTTCTGTCTAACCCGGCGGCACACGGTGTGGGTCGTTTTGATCCTAAAGATCCTATGGTGGCAACAGGCATGGTGGGAGCACCTAGTTGCGGCGATGTAATGAAACTGGATTTGAAATTGGATCTTGACGATCGCATAACGGATGTCAAATTTAAAACCTATGGTTGCGGTAGTGCTATTGCAAGTTCAACTACATTTGTAGAGTTTTTGAAAGGCAAAACACTTGATGAAGCAAAACAGATCAGCAACAAGGAAATTGCAGAAATGCTTTCACTACCCCCAATCAAGATACACTGTTCAGTGTTGGCTGAAGAAGCAATTGAACGTGCAATACTAGATTGGGAACAAAAGACTGCACATCGCAAACACAATCAGCAAGGAGGAACACAATGAACTATTATAGAGGCATACGTTACACTTCAGTCTCACGTGAACCCAGTTCAAGTGTAGGTGGTGTATACAGAGGAGTAAAACACTCTGCTATTCAACGAGAAACACAGGCACCTGTTCAAGGACTGTGCTACAGAGGCACTGAACACTAGTGAATCTCTGTGAATTGATCCAATGGTTGCGAAAACTCAAACAGTTTCAAGATCAGGACAAACAGTGAAGTACAAACCTGCAACACCTGAACAGATTCGTGCTTGGCATGAAACAGAAGGCAAATGGTGGGCGGATAGAGGCCTACTAATTGTGGCTGTGGCCAGTGTGTTGCAGTTTGCTACACTGGGCATGATGGGTGCAATCATGTATGGACTTGATAGGATATTTGGTTTGTAAGCACACAGATTAGGTAAATACACACATACAAGGAGACTGGTATGTCAGACAAAAGTGTAGATTCCAAAGGCATGATCAAACCTGGCCGTCATGCAGACAAACAACGAGTCAATGTAGAACAAGCAGAACTAAGACCAATCGGTGAAAGACCACCCAGCCGGAAAGGTCGCAAACAAACTACAATACAATTGAAACGTGCTAGATAGATGCGAATTAATTTGAAACAGGGTTATCAAGGTCAGTTACTAATAGCACAACCAACATCAGTAAGCAGTTTCTTTTTTCAAAGTGTTGTGTTGGTTTGTGAACATCATGACAGAGGATCATGGGGATTGGCACTTAACAAAGTCAGCAGTGCTATCATGGTAAAAAACATAGCACAGGATCTTGGCATGGACTATGCCTACAATGATCCGGTTTACATAGGCGGTCCAGTACAGGACAATTCAATACACTTTTTACACACACCAGATGTTGTAACTCATAACACTTGGCACGTAACAAATTCTGTGTCAGTTACCAGCAGTGTTGACATGATGAAACACATCTGTTCAGGAGTAGGTCCAAAACATTGGAAACTGTGTGTTGGTATATCAGCATGGCAGGCAGGACAGTTGGAAGGTGAAATGAGTGGTCAAGAACCTTGGACTCCACAGCATCGTTGGTTAACCAAACCCTGTCCAAGAAATCTTTTTGAATTGCCTAGCACTCAGTTGTGGAAAACACAAACACACGAAGCAATTAATCAATCAGTAAACAAGTACTTTAACTAATTTTTTTTGTCTTTCGCTAAATACTTTTGAGCAAGATTTAGAGCGAAGGACTGAGGGTTGATAGATCCAGTAACAGCCATAGCGGGAGCAACCGCGGCATTCAATGCTATCAAATCCGGCTTTAGTGTAGGCAGGGATATCGAATCCATGGCGGGCGATTTGGGTCGCTGGATGAACTGCATGAGCGATCTAAAAAAAGCAGAAGAGAACGCTAACAAACCCCCACTATTCAAAAAAATATTTAACGCAGGTTCTGTAGAAGAAGAAGCCATGGCAGTGTTTATGGCAAAGAAAAAAGCAGAAGACATGCGTGATCAACTGAGACAGATCATCACTGCCACAAGAGGACCAACTGCGTGGCAAGAATTAATTAAGACAGAAGCAGACATAAGAAAGAAAAGACAAGAGGCAATCTACGCACAACAAGATAGACAAAGAAAGTTTCTTGAAATACTTGCTGTTATAGGATTGGTAATTGTTGCATCAGTATTTGTAATAGGAATAGTATATCTATACATACAAAATAGAGGATACTAATAGTGGAAATGATACATGCTTTCATGCTTGTGATTGTTCTTGGATCGGGAGAATCAAGACAGACACAACCTAACAGTATGATTTTTCGTAGCATTGAAACTTGCAATTGGTATGCAAGTCGTGTTGTAAAGCGTTATGGAAACTATCGATATGATTTTTTACAAGACCCCCAAGACAAAGCAACTGCTTACTGTAAAGTAATTAGAGTTGATCCTTCAAAAACAGAAGTTTATGATCACTAGCGATTGAGCCATTTATCTATTTTATACGACTTAACTTGATCTGCTTCGATGTATTCAGAACCGTCTTTGTATTTTACTTTTCCTGTACCCCATATAACATCTGAGTCAGCATAGGTAACTGGTTTCTTTACTGTTATATCCACATACTCTCCGTTGTTAATACCCAACATTAGAAAAGTAATGTACTTGCCTTTGTCGCCTTTGTACACACGACCGTTTGCTACTAGTCCTGCAAACTCAACATGATCCATGTATGTGCCTTTTACAAACATGCCAGGAAGAAAACGTTCACTGCTCCACCAACCATATTTCTTGTATTGATAAACAGGATCGTCAATTATGTCAGAACGTGATTTTGTTTTTGAAAATATCCCAACACGTTTGGCTTCGTTTTTGTGTACCCAACGTCTATAAGAACCTTGTGCGTTGTTTAAACAGGCTTGCCAGAATCTTTCTCTGTTGTGTGCTTTTTGGTAGGCGAGTGCCCAGATGAGTCTTCCGAGGTTAACGGCATGTGCCCGACAGAGACCAAATCCGGATAAACTGTATAGCATGTCAATTGCGGATTGTTTTTTTGAACTTCTTCCCACTCTTTGAATAAATTCTGAAATCTTTTCTTCGTTTCTTTTAGCAAACGCACGGCGGTACATATCGGCTTCATAATAGTTAACTCCTATAATACTACTTATCCTTTCTATTGCATCGTCCTCGTATACTATGGTGTCTGTTTGTCTTTCTTTACTCCAGTCATGAAACATACTTGCAGTTTTACGCCCACTTGTTGCTACAGGTCTTATAAGTGCAGTAGCAAATACACAGTCGTAAACTGACTTAGGTTGTATTGCCCGGAACAGTCTTCTCATGGCTGGTGATTCTGCTTGTGTTACCCCAAGCACATCTCCACGGCACAATAAGGCCGATGTTTTTTCGTCCGATGCCGGATATTCTGTAAGTGGTGTTTGACTTATTTCCCACAGTTGACTCAAACCTCGATTGGCTAAAACATCCACTTTGAGATGTTCTAAATCCTCTACTTCGTTCTTGTCCAACAGTATTTGATTGTCTTGTGATATTAAAGATTTTGGTAATTGCCTTGTAAACATTAAGATGCCTCCACAGTGTTTTGATATACATTTCTTTTTCCCCTTTAGTTTGTTTTCTATTCTTTTTGCCTCTTTGACGTCTATGCCTAAGTCCTCGTATTTGAAGTTACGAGGTAAGTTTCCTTTTACACCCAATCGTTTGGCCGCTTCACGTCTAGCACTTTTGTCTTTGTATAATACATAGTTTGACAGTCGTGCTGATTTGCCTGGCCACTTTTTAAAAATCCTATCCATAACTATTCCTTGTTGATGATGAGGGAAATCAATATCAACATCAGGAAGGTCATCACGCAAAGGATTCATAAAACGTGCTACAGGTATATTCCATTTTATTGGATCTACATCTGTTATTCCTAGCAGGTAACACACTAGACTAGAACCAGCACTGCCTCTTGTCATGTGAGGTATGTCAGTTGTAATATCTAGTATATCACAAATTTGTAGGAAGTATGATGTGAAACGTTGATTGAGGATTAATTCAAACTCTTCTGCGAGTCTGTCTTCGTAGATTTTGCCTTGTGGTATTGGCCTTTTGAATCGTTCTAACAGAGCCTCAACTTGCTTTTGTTCTTCCATAGTTTTGCCTTTCGTTGCCTAATGTGTTTCCACATCAGTATTTACTACGAAAGTCACAACTACGGTTAATAATTGGCCAATTATTATGTTCCTATTTTAGGCTGTTGTGTGGACATGTCTAAGAATTTTTGCAACATATCTTCGTTGAAACACCATATGCTTTCTAACGACTCACTAGGAAATACATCGAACAATTGGTATCGCAACATATTAGCATTTTCTTGTGCATATTGTTGACACTGCTCGACGCTTTCAAAATGTGGTGTAGTCCAAACATAAGTATTTCTACTACCGTCCATGTATATAGTAGCCATTAAAGCCACTAAGAACCATTTCATATATAGTGTCTCCTAATAGTATTTAGTGGTGAATTATATGGTTTGTAACCAATACAGATATTGTACAGGTTGAATCTGTAATGCCTGATTTGCATACCAAGTTTCAAATACACGACTTGGATCTTTAAAGTATACATCTGATACTGCTACATTATAGCCTTTTGTTTTTAAATATTCTGTAGCAAGTAAATCATAATCTACATCACTTCCTCTAAACTTATCATGTTCAAACGTAAGTAAATCAAAAGTTATGCCTTGATCAATTAAATTTTTAAGAGCAATAAAAGTGTTTTCTGCTGGTTCTATATCACAAGAAACATAGTTAACATGTTTGCTCATTTTGTTATTTTCTAATGCTTGTATATGATTAAAAGTTTTTGCGTCTTCGTAATAGCACTTATTTTTTCTTTCAGTTTTCCAGAATTTTTTAACTGAACTATCTAATTCAATACTGTAACCTTTCCAACCGTGAAGTACTTCTAAGTTGTAAGTATTATTTCTTATTTTAGGAAGTGCGGCACCTATTTCAATATAAGTTTTATTTTTGCCTAGTGTATTATAGACCCAGATATCTTGCTTTGCCTGTGATGTTGATTTCATAGGCCTACTTTCCTACTCTTCTGTATTCAAACCTTGCAACAGTTGTCTTAGTTTTGTTGACTGTGCTTTACCACTAACTTTACCTATAGTGTCACCTTCTCCTGGTTCACGCAGTGCAGTTTCTTTACCTTGATCTGTGTTAGTTTCAGTTACTGTAGATTGTTTTTTAAGTCCTTCGTATATTGTAGAACTTTGTTTTTTAAATGATTGATATTCTTCATCTTCTGCAAGATCTCTAATACGCAAACTATCCACATCAAATTCTAAATCAACCTTTTGTCCTACACCACTACTAGAACGTGTTTTCATAAACTGTACTTGATATCTACCACGTTCTTTCATTGCTCTACTTGTAAAGATACCGATAACGTTGTCAGCAGTTTGAATCTTACTCAATCCTCCTGATATGTGCGAGTGATCAAATTCGATCTCCTCAACTGCACCTCTGTTTAACTGCGATGCAGTAACAAATACTGTTTGCGATTCCATAGCCAAGTTACGTAACTCTTCAGATACATACTTGTCCTTTACAAACAAATCACTTGGCGACACTTTTACACTCAAAGGCATCATCAAGTCTAAATAGTCAATCAATAAAACATCTGGAGTACATTTGTTTTTAATTGCCCATTCTTTGACATAAGATCTTAAGTCATTTGCATTTTTACCGGAAGGCATATATTTGATTTGAATTCGACCTGCCTTCTTTCCCATCATCTTGACTTTCATCTCAACGTCATCGATACTCTTAAAAATCTCTCTTGTTGCTACGCCTGTAATCATACTATCTAAACGCATAGCAGTAAGTTCTTCAGAAAGTTCTAAACTAATATACAATACATTCATTCCTTCTAGTGCAAAGTTTACTGCCATGTTCTGTAAAAATAAACTTTTACCTGCACCAGATCCTCCTGCAAAAATATTAAGTTCTCCTCTGTTAAACCCACCAAATAATTTTTTATCTATACTTGGCCAACCTGTGCTTACCTGACCGTTGTTATCTTTTAATCCTAATAGTCTTGCTTTAGGATCACTCCAATAATCTGTACCCATGTCTTTTGCAAGTCCTACCTGTATTGCATCTTTAATAATGCCTTCTACAGGACCATACTCACCTTTTTCTAACATGTCAGCACTTTTTAAAATTGCTCTTTCTAATCCTTTATGTCTACTAAACTGTTCAAATGTATCTAATAACCAATCAGTGTGCTCTGGGCCTACATTACTTGCATCAGCAAGATCAATATCACAAGACTTGTTTACGATATCTCTTTCAGGCATAACTTTGTATTCATCAACATACTTGTTAATAAATGTTGCAGTTTCACGCAACTTTTGATCAAAGTTTTCACTGTTAAAAATGGATTGACATCTTACAAATGTTTCTGCATCAGATAAAAACATTTCTAAAAATAACTTCTGTATATTATAATTAAAGTCTTGCATATATGTATTATACTTTCTTTTGCCCTATTCTGTAAACCATGTTTTTGCCAATAACTGGATTTTTAGTCCAGATTGTTTGCTATCTAATATTTTTTTGAGTGTATATATTTTACCATACTTTTTTACAGCATCGCTGACATCTTTAACGTCATCGTCTGGCCATTCTGGAAATGATACATTCCAATTGTATTTAATTGCATGGTCGACTAACTGTTGTCCACTTTGATCTCTATCTGGAACAACTATTACTTCTTTTTGTAAAGCATTAATAAGCATAGCCTGTTGATCATTTACTTCATTACGCAACACACTTACACCGCTTATAGCAATAGCATCAAATGGACCTTCTACAACAACCACAAACTTTCTATCCCAGTTTTGTGTATCTAAATTAAACACATATCCTGGTTGACTATCTGTAATATATTTAGGTGAGCCATCGCCTAGTTTACGTGCAGTGTATCCAACTATGTTCCCTTGATGATAAAACGGAACTATCAGCCTTGACTTATACGAACCTTCACAAGTCCACATAAAATCATAGTCGTCCATATCAAGTCCACGTCCGTCAACTATATATTCGATGGCTCTTATGAAATCAGGATCTAGTCCAGATGGCTCTAGTGCTTTCCAGTCATGCCATAGCATCATTGCTTTGGCTCCTACTGGCAGTTTTCTTTTTTCAAACGTTGGAAGATCATAAGTTACATTTTCAACTGTACCTACTTCTTCTTTAATACGTAATGCTTCAAGACTGAGTCTAGTTACTTCTGAATCAGTTACACCAAACCATGTTAACAGTTTTCTCATCTTAAAAGATAAGTTTCTGCCTGGAACGTAAGAGGATTTATATCCACAGTTAAAACAATGATAACTCACTGTTCCATCACTGTTAAACATTATACCGCCACGTTTTCTTTTGTCTGCACTTTCGCCATTATGAACACAACAAGGTGCATCAAAACTAATCCACCCACTAGGGGTTTGTTTTCGCTTTGCAGGCAAGACTGTCGTAATAGTAGACTGGATCGAATTCATACTATTATTTTATGATCTAATTACTACTTTGTCAAGTGTTCCGGTGTTCGAATTGTCCGGAATATGGCATAACTTAAGATAATTGAATACTCCTGTTACGTTGGCATAGTCAACGCCTGAAGAGTTACTCAAATTGATTGTTTGTAAATCTACCCAACTTGTATCGGAACTAACAGTTGTATCCAAAGTTGCTTGGATTTTTAAATCGCCTGTGTATCCAGTTGTGTAGTAAGCCAGTGTATGTAAAGCACCATTACGTTTGTATTCTGGTTGTGCATTGTATCTACTGCTTTCATATTTGGTTATTGCTTGGCCTGGAGTATAAAATTTGTCAGTTAATGGTCTAGTAAAGTCTGTGTTAGGTAATTCTGTTGAGTCAGTAAAACTAGCATAAACTTGATCAACTATCTCACATGTGCCTTGTATGTCGTAATATGTATTTGCGTATGCAGGAAATTTACCAGCACCATTAATTGTTCTGTATATTGCAAACTTATAAAACTTGCTCACTAAACTTGCAGTGTCATTTTCTGATAGTGTTAGTGTAGCAACTCCTTTTGTAGAAGTTGTACTTCCGTCATCTACAGTTGTACAGTCTTTTTCTATGTGTACTGCACCTGTTTCTTTGTTTATTAAGTTGAATGTAAATGTTTCACCGTTTATATCTAACGGTTTTTGATCTTGGTTTTTAACTGTGAATTTAACAGTGTTAGTAACACCTTTTACTATTTGTATATCTTTTTGGTACATTGGCGCATATCCTTGTGGAATCCCGTTATCCAAATCACTGAATAAGGTATAACCGGTTTCATAAATATATATGGGTAACTTGAGCATATCATTGTTTATCCTTATATATATTTATTGGAATACTATGACAAAATTACAAGACGATTTACAGGAAAAATTTCCTTTTTTAAGTTGTATAAAGCATAACGACCAGGAATTTGTAGGTATTATTATCAATCAAGATTCTAGTGTAACAAGCATGTATGATTACAGTTCATGTAATAATGATAAAGAAAAATTAAAGTTACTTGAATGTGGTGATAGTTGGTGGTGGGAATCTAACAGAAAAATACCAATAAACATATTCATGAAAACTGAAATGGAAAAATTTCGACCTCTTATTAAGACATTTAATACTAAAGATATTGAATTAGTTTTTGGACACATGGTAAGACTAAATGACATTGCCGAAAAACGTGTGAAAAGAAAATCGATACAATTAGTTAGAAAACTAAAGTGAGTTTTTCTGTTTTAACTGCACCCAAGTAAACCAATCTAATATAAGTAGTTGGAATAGATATCCAACGGGCGTCAAATATAAGCCAAACAGTAGTACAGGTATAAAGTACATCCAAAGAAACATTCTTACAAAATATGGAATTACATGTTCTTGTTCTAAAGTCCAAGTAAGCCAAGGTCCAGGATCTTTAGGTGGTTTAGGCGGCCTATAGTCTTCCCATTCATAATTCATTATACACCTAAACCTTGTTCTTGTAAAAATAAACTGTTAATCATATCCATTAAATCATAATATTCATTAATAGTTATTTGTTGTTGATATACAACATAACTTAACACAATAAAAGCAACTGCTAAAGTTATGAAACCAAATTGTAATAATAATAATTTTTTATTCATTGTTTTGTAATTGTTCGCACAGTAAATTCATATGCACAACAATAGCATGTGCGTATGCAACTGCATGTGCTTTTTTAAAATAGTAACTACCATCAGTGGGTTTAGTCCAAACATTCTGCATTACATTGTCCCAACTTTCGCCTAGTAAATGTCTTTTAGCAGGACGTATAATTGCTAACACTGCCGCAAGTTGTTCTATGTTTTTAGGTTGCATTTGTTGTAGTATTGCACTATGTTCGCCTACATGAAAAAGTTTGTTACTAAAGTCTGCTTCAGTTAATAACTCCCATATAGGTTCTTGATTTAATAATTTGTTTAGATGTGCCTCATCTTTTACGTTTTCATATATGTGAACATTCAACATATCAATTTTAAAGTAACCTCTATCTTCTGCTACTTTATGATCTAGTGTACAACGTTCAGTAAATGGATCCTTAGGAACACTATGAAAGTAAACTCCTGTGTTGTGTTTCTTCAATTGATCTTTATCTAATCGTGAACCTGTGATGTGTTTAAATTGCTTTAACACATTATCACGATCAAAAAAATCTAAATCAATATCAGGCATTTGCTTCTTTAAATTTTTCGTATTCTTCTTTTAAATGTTCAGGAACTTTCCATTTGAACACTTCAATTAAATGTAGTCCACTGCTTTCGTAGTCTTTTGCTTTAACACCTTTCTTCATACCAAACCCATGACCTCCTTTAGTTTTCGTGTGTATCTTTGGATCGTATTGTGTCTCAGTTTTATAATTTCTTTTCCTTGGTATCCTTGCCATAATTTCCTTTATCTTTAGAAACAACATAACAGTCTGATTGAATTGTTTCAATTAAATTATTAATTTCAAAATCTGATGCTTTGATAGGACCATATTTCATATCACGTAATTGATCAGCCATCTTCTTAATAGAATCTATTTTGTCACAAAATTCACTTATCTTATGATTCATTTTTTTCCTCTTCAATGTCTTCTAATTCAACTTCTATATTATACAACGGAAGTCCGCATCTGTCAAATACTCTTTTATCATCTGTAATGTAAATGTGCGATTTAAATTGTCCATTCTGAGGACCTACTAGTATTGACTTTTTGTATATGTTTCCATTATACTTTGTATTGTCTGGTTGAATTAACGTAAGGTGGCCAAACAGATTTTTATAGATTCTATCAATAGGTTCATCGTTTCTAAAATTGCTATGTATAGTTTCTTTAGTCAATGTTGGCTTCCTTGATTATTTCTTTTGTTAATTCTACATCGGCAGGTTTACTTTTGAACTGCCTTAACCAATATTGAATATCCAAAGTTGGTTCTATAATTTGGAGTTGTTCATCATTAAGACTTTCAAGCATCTTTTTGCCGTTTGTAGAATTCAGTAATAACCAAGGACTTATTAAGCCATTGCGTATATCGTTTGTTGCACGATTTAAATTTGCGTATTTAAAGTAATCATTGTAAGGAGATTCATTCGCATCTCCCCAAGACATCATTGTTTCAATTGATCTGCTTAATGCACTTTCTGTTGGTTCTATTTTAATCATTTCAAATAGATACGTATCATATAATTCGTCTCTACACCAATGATCTAATTTTACGTTTGACTTAATTACAAAGTCTATAAATTTTTCTGGATATATAGGATTAATGTTACTTACAAAACTTCCAAATTTAACAAACGCATTATAATAACTGCTTTTGCAAAATTCTGCATACGTTTTTGGTTTGCTTTTTTGTACTGTAATATAAAACTTATTAAATGTCATAAATCCAACTTGAACACGTTTTTCATCTTTTTGTAAGTGTCTGCGTTTTGGCTCGCACATATGAGCCATAAGAGTTTTCTCTTTTTGAAACTTCTTACCGCAGTGTACACACTCAAATGGTTGTTCAATTGTTTGGATCATGCTCTTTAATATATTGATTCTGTTCTGTTTTTGACATAATAGTTGATAGGAGTTCTGCATCATCTTGTTTCATTGTTGAATTTTTATCTAGTAAAGTCTGTGTAAATTTGTTTTTTGTTTGCTTCTTTGGGGCCGCAATATATTGATGAAAGAAGTTTTCATAAGCACCACACATGGACATAAGTTTCCATAATAACCCTTTATGATTTTTAGAAAGTGTCCAATGATGTTTATTAACAAATTCATTACACATTTCTAAATAATGTTCTTGAAAAAATGTATCACTTTTAACATTACTTACATAACGCATAGCAATAAATGGAGCAAACAGTTTTTTATCGTCATCTGACAATCTGTCATACCAATCCTTGTCACGTTTATCTACTGCACGTAACATTGATTTTAAATCCAAAAACTTTTTCTTTTCAGCCATCTATTTTTTTCCAATGCACAACTTGTTTTTCACCACCAATTGGTTTTTGTCCAATGTAAGTTTCACCTGTTTCCATGTCTTGCAATTTCCATTTTGCTGGACAATGTGTTACAATTTGCAAAACAACATTGTGTTTATATTCTTCAACTTCTGTACCATCTTGAAGTTTTCTAACCATAGTTTATTATACTCTCTTTATAAGATAAATGCAAGACTAACTTACTCATTAAGAAGTCTTTTCTTCATATCTCTGTATGCATTGATAAACTTACTCCTTATGTTCAACTCATTTAGTTTATCAACTTTTTTTAATTCTTCTGTATATTCGCTTATATTTAAATCAAGTTTTTCACGTTTTACAGCCATATACATACACAACGGTGTACCTTTTTCTATGGTTATTCTACCATATTCTTTTACAGCAATTTGTTGGTTCATAGCATGATGTATATCACTATATATTGCACCAGGTAAAACTTCCCACTGCCTATTATAGTGATAAAACATCGGCAACTGTAATAGATTATACCCGTTTGGTGTTTTTGCTTTCCAAGGACTAACGGCTTTTACAATAAATTTATATCCGCTATCATTATGATCAACAAATTGTTGATTAGTATGTCCTTCAAAAATAAAATTAGGATTACTTGCTTTATATCTAAAACCTTGTTCTGTAATTTCTAATTCTAAGTCACACCACATTGGTACAACATAAGCATTAGCAAACATATCAACTATCGCAGGACATCTTCTAAATGTTCCTTGATCTTCAATACGTGCTTCACCTACTCCACTAAATTGTGGCATATTTTTAAACCATTCCGGAAGATAGTCAGTTGCTTTTTTAACTGGAACTACTTGTTCCAATCCTTCAACTGTACTCCAAAATGTTACTTCAGGGTTTTTCATATCTATCCAACTTTTTTCGAATAAGCCATATCTTGCGCCATTCCACATATTAAGTTTTTGTACCTATTGTTCTCCTTACAATATCATCATGATTAAACTCTGCCCAGTATAATTCAAATGCTACGCCATCTTCTACACCTTCAAACTGATGCACTTTGCCCGGTTTGACTTGTGTAAAGTCTCCTGCATTTAAAACTGTTTCATCTACTAGACCTTCTTGGTCATCACTTTGCCAAACACGCACTATCATTTTTCCTGACTCTACAAAAAAGCCGTTCCACTTAAATTTATGTTCGTGTTCAGAACATTTAAATCCTTTTTTAAATTCAATACGATGAAATTCTAAAACACCGTTAGCATGGATCAACTCTGTTTGACCCCATATTTTTCCTGCTTTCATTTTTCTTTCTCCTTTTTGTTAGTTTACCATACTAAACTAAAATCTATTATTTCACTTTGCCTTGAAACTTCTTTTACAAAAAATGCACAATCAGGATTTTTCTTTTTTTGTATTGGTGTAGTTAACAGTTGTCCTGATTTAAGTTTTGGAAAGTAAAATTTAACATCTTGATATACGTTAATAACATCCACAGGTTTGAAATCTGGTCTTGCACTTGTTAGTGGATTAAAAACAAATGCTTCAAATCCCCTGTCATTTAGACTAGTTAATGGAAGAACTTCAAGATCCTGTCCGTCATATCCTCCTACGACCATACTCCATTCCAAAGGCATTTGAACTTGATTGTCTCCAATTTGTAGTACTACTGCTGGCGAACTAAAACTTTCCAAATAAATTAATGGAACAAAAAAGTAGTCTGGATCCTTTGGGTCTGAGTTGTCTAGTACACTATATCTAATATCTCTGTCAATTTCTTTTGGCAGAGAATTAAGATCAAAATGTTCATTTTCTAAAGTTAATATTTGCATTAAGTCTCCTAATCAATCGCTATCTTTTCTATTGTGAAAGGATAGTTTGCTTCTTTATAAAATTTCTTTCTCTGTGTCAAATGTCTTTTTGCAAATTTACATCTGCTAGTTATGTCCCATATTTGCACAAAGTCTTTATCTTCTGCCTTACGTATGCCTCTGCCTATACTTTGTATAACCCTTACAAAACTCTTTCCTGGTTCAATAAGAACAAGATTAAAAATACGAGGTATGTTAATACCAACGGCGGCCACACCATATGTCGCAATAATAATTTTATCAGTCGCTGTTTTAACTTCATCATAATGTTCTTTTCTTGTATCGCCTTTTGTTTCTCCGGATATAAAAACTGCGTTGTCTAATTTTTCTGCTAACATCTTGCCTGAACTAATTCTATCTACAAGTATCAAAGTGTTTCCACTTTCTTTTAACTTGTTTACTAATTTTGTCATCCAGTCAATACGTTTTTCACTAGTAACTAAAAATTTAAGTTCTTCTTGATAGTTTGAAAACTCTTGTGTATCATCTGTTTGTACAATATTAACATGACAGTTTGCAAGTACACCTTTTTCCTGTAAGTCACTTGCACTAATGTTGTTAATTACTTCTCCAAGACTTGCACGTATGCCTTGAAATTCAAATTGTTCTTTTGGAATAGTACCTGTCAAACCCCAACGTATAGGAACGTGTGCAAAGTTTTGTGTAAGCAATCTTTTTAAAACATCTGCTTTTGCTTGGTGTACTTCGTCAACAATAATACAACGTACATCTTGTAAAAACTCTGTTAGTGTAAATGCCGCTTCGTGATTTTTAGATTTTTTATCTAGTATATTCAAACTTTGCCAAGTAACAATAGTATGTTTATGTCCTAGTTCTTTCCTATCTCCGTAATATACACCAACATCTAATCCTACATTACGATAGTCTTCTTCTGTTTGTGTAACTAGACTTTTGTTAGGAACAATTACAATACTATTACCATACTGTTCACACAGTTTAGATAATGTTGCAGTAATAATTGTTTTACCTGCACCAGTGGCAACTTCTTGTAAACTTTGCGGATTACTTAAAAAGTTATTAATTACTTCTACTTGATAATCTCGCAATACAATAGGCTGTCCTGCCGCCGGATGTCCTTCTGGCCAATTAATATGACTTAGATAACTTTCATCAATATGATTGAATTCTAATTTTGTAGATTCACGTTTATCTTCTACTTCAACATACCAACCTTTTTCTTCTAACAGTGGCAATGCTTCTTCAAGCATACTAATATAAGTTGTACCACCTAGTCCAAAGAAACTAACTGTTCCGTCCCAACGTCCTAGTTTGTATGCTGGCAAATATCTTGCATATGGAATCTCATATTTAAATTTGTTTGTGAGAGATTTTCTAGTTTGTAAGTCAAGTCCTTCAAACTTTACATTAACTTCATCTTTGATTATTAATTTACAAGTTGGCACAGTTATCTAACCCTGTTGGTTCTGAACCACGATAATGTATAACTGTTGGTTTGTTGTTTAACCATGCTTGTAGTTTATAATGTGATGGTTGTGTTGGCAAACAGTTTAATACTAGTTGTGGATCTATATCATTAGATACTAGTGGTTTAGGAAGTTTTTCATTAATGATAAAAACTTTTTTATTTGGTGCAAATTCGTTTACACCTTTTTCTTTTATAAAGTTATTCATATTATTCATTTTCTTCTTGAATCTAAACATTACACTAATATCACTATTACGTAGATCTGTCAATAGAAGATTATCAACTATGTTTTTAAGTTGACTATCATCATTACTACTACAAATAATTATACACTGATCCACGGTTGTAATCAATGAAAATATTTCCAAATAGGAGTATTTGCTTGAGTTTGCATACCAATTTCTATTATCACCTAACAATACAGTGTCTACTAGTCTTTGTTTTGGTTTAAGATCTGCAACAACAGGATCATCATATGCTAGACATCCATTTAGTTTCGCATTCATAATTGCACGTCTTATATCTGTTTCGTTTATAATTTGATTATTAAAAATGTATGAATTGTTGTCTGCATTTTTGGTCATTAATGGATAATACTCTAATGCTTTTTGTTTAATCTTGTTTATCTTGCGAAAGTCTTCCTGTATTTTTTGGTCAATACTAAAGTGCATTCCTTTAGTCAGTGTCATTAAAAAATTTATGTTTGATTCATTATAATCAAATGCCCATTCTTTAGTTTCTGCATTGTAAGTGCCTTTGTAATAAGAAGGATTTTTTCTTTTCTTTACCTTGTTAACAACATCTGCAATAAAAGGAGATTTGATTACAATTTGTTCTCCGTCTATGTGAATACTTTTTCTTTTGTCTATAGTTCTAAAAGGCCACCTAAATAGTGGACCATCTAAAATTGCATCAACATCGAATCCTCTTTTATCTAGTAGACTTGCATAACTTTTTACAAGTCTCAATCCAATAGTACTTTGCTTTTGTGTAAATGCATTTCCTTTTTCCAATTGTTTTCCTAAACTTGTTGTTATTGCTAAATCATATTGATTAACTGACGGTGTATCGTCAAACATATAATTACCCGTACCAGAAAGATATTCTATACATTCTTCAACTGTATTGGCATCAATTTTTTGATTATGCATATCGAAATGTCCTTGATTGTTTAGTGTATTATAACACTTAAACTGTTATTGAGCAAGTACTAATTGTTCTAATTTTGGAAGTAATCTTACCAATGGTAAACCATCTGCTATTTCATCAATAAAATATTCAGTGTATAATAGATCGTTAAACCATTTTGTTCTATCTGGCATTTTGGGTTGTTCAATTTGGGAAAGATCAGTATTAGCAACAGGAAGTGCCAAACTATCATTACCTACAAAAGCAGGCACGCCTGCAATTATTGCCTGTAGTCCTGGATTGCTACTATGACTAATTACTGCGTGAGCACCTAATAATGCTTTGTCATAATCATACTCATCATAAGTTTCTGGATGCCTAACAGGAAATTGTTGTTCTACATTTTGGTATTTAAAATTTAAATTACGCACTATACTTCCATCTATTGGCGCTCTAGGATGTGCTCTTATTTTTATTGTGCGTTTGCTAGTTTTTCTAACAGTGCTTACTATATCCTCAAGATACTTGTCTATAGGTGGCATATTTCTCCATTGGTGACTTCTTGTATGTTGTGTACAAATCAAAATATATTTTTTTGAACTTTCTTTTCTCCACGGTTTTAAATCAATGCCAAATCTTTTTTGTCTAAATTTACTTGCGTTACGTAACCAATTGTTTACTGTACTATTACAAGATTGACCAAAATATGCTTCATTGTTAATACCGTCTATTGCAACTTTCCAACTTTGATTACGAAGTATTCCTCCTACTTCTAAAACAATAACAGGTTTATTGTGTGCTTTACAATGTTCCCATATTGCTTTGTTCTGTTTCATTCTACCATTCCACAAGACACTCCATATCACTGCTACATTACAGTGATTGACATTTTTAGTCCAAGGAACTCCTGCCTTGTCTAAAGACTGTTGAAAGGCACCAAACACAGGAACACTGTTCATTGCACCAAATTCATTGAATAGTCCTAGTATCATATCATCTCGCTAAATATACGTATATTATTATTTATGGAGTTTTTCTATGTCACGAAAATTTACTGTCCTAACAACGTTTAACCAACAAGGATTACAACTGTACGGCCAAAGAATGATTAATAGTTTTTTGGATCGTATGCCTAACGAAATAGATCTTTATGTATATGCAGAAAGATGTGTACCTTACATAAGAAAAAGTGAAAGAAATGTTGTTGTTATAGATCACGAAAATGCATTACCTAAAATGAAAGCATTTAAAGAAAGATACGCAAATGATCCTAGAGCAAACGGAAAAGGACCTGATAACAAAAGATGAGATGCACGTAAGGCTTTTAAATGGGACGCAATTAAGTTTTGTAACAAAGTTTATGCAGTATTTGATGCGGAAAAAAAAAAAAAAAACGAAG